AAAAGTATTTAACCCTAATTATTATTGGCTCAGCACTTCTAAGTGGATGCAGTAATGCTTCTGACAGCACAAAGCAAACAGAAGCAAAAACTGAAACACCGGCCCCTAAAGTGTTGTCTGCTGAAGATCAGAAAATTATTGAAAAGCATAATGAGTACATACAAAAATACTCTATGGAAGATAAAGAAGTCTTTCAGAAGCACATGCGCGAGATTCTCCCTGAAGTAGATAAGATAACAGACAGACATAAACGTGAACTACTTCAAATGAATATTTATATGATTTTGAATGACTATGACAAAGCACACGCATTGAATGATAAGCAACTTGCAGTGAAACCAAATGACACAGCAAGACTTACATTTAGATGTCAGTTGTTTACCATGCAAGGGAAAGAGGCTACTTCGATTAATAAGTGCTATGACTACGTGGCAGAGGTTCTAAAAGTAGAGCTGAATAAACCTGAAAACAAGAAAGACCCAAACTACAAGCTAGGCGAATTCTCCTACTTACTGGCTAAATACAAAGCGGGGCATCCTGAATATAAAGAGAAAATGAAGAGGTTCATTGATAGTACAAATGATGAAACACTTAAAGCCTCTTTAAAAACAGTCTACGATGCAGAAGTAGTAAATTAGTAAAAAGCCCTGAATTTTCAGGGCTTTTTTTAAAGTGCTTTAACGCAAATTGAGACATTTACATTGCTATTAATTGTATGTGCGGTACAACCACATAAAAGAAAGCTTAGTAATAGTATCTTCATTAGGCTTCAGAAACTCTTGTAGCAGTTACACCCTTTAACTGCGGTAAAGAATAACGTTTACTGGCTGGTTGAGGTGTACGTCCATACCAACGGAACTCTTGGAATTCAGATTCGCTATATAACGCATAACACACTTTATTTGATTGGTTTCCACCAAGACAAACAAGTTTCCCAGAAGTCTTATCACGTCCTACAACAAAACAAACATGCCCCCCGCCTTTGCGAGTTTTAATAGCAACACAACCATATGCTGGTTTTGTTAGTTTTGCGCCGTAATTCACGTAATCCAAAGCTCGGTACCAATGTTTAGGATAAGCGATTCCAGCTGCTTTCAAGCAATGAGCTACGAAAGTTCCACACCATGCTGTTTCATCATCCGCCCACCACGCTTTAAGCTCTTTTAACCATTTCAAAATAGTTGGATTGTGTTGTTTACCTGGTATTTCTTGCAGACCAATATGTTTTTTTGCTTCGGCTATCCAAGCTAATTCATCAACTTTTGTAGGAGTAGGTAAATTTAATAAAGTATTAATTCCTACCAACTGGCCTGTTAATTGCGGGCCGTTAAGTCTTGGCTGAGAAATTTTCTTTCCTATCCATGACAAACCAAGCATTAATGTACCGGTTACAAATGCATGATATTTTTCAGGGATAACCTCATAATCAACACCCCATTGAAGTGCTGGCAACAAAATTAGCATGATGAATGCACCAATTGTCGGTAGCTTGACAGAAAGGTACTGCCAAGCATTATTCTCAATAAACTTCATTCATCTTTCCTTTTTCGTAAACTATCTTGCTCTAAAACTTTGATTCGCAACTCGCTTTCTTTTTCACGTAATTCACTTTCTTTACGTTCTCTGCGATCACGTCTCCACTGAAAAATGAAACTAATGAATAGGCCAACAACAGCCACAATTGCACCTGTATAGCTCAACCAATTAATTGATGTTAACGAGCCAAAAGCACTTGCTAAACCACTCCAAAAGGTAGTTTTATTAGCAAAAGTAGTGACTGTGACTTCAATTGCCTGATGATCAGACATGACCTATTCCCCACGTTACATTTGGTGTTATTTTTGCAAGCGTTATAGTTTTAAAATGAGTATGGTTCCAAAGAGAAAGAATCAAAAAAGCCTGAATAATTCAGGCTTTTTAATTATTAATTTTTTATCGACTTCTACTAGCTAGAGCATTAAGCCCCTTAATGACTTCCTGACCCAACTTTATAAAAGCATTGTGACGTTCAATGTCATTTTCTAAGTGCTTCTTACGATTTTCCCATGCTGATGAATTGAAGTAAGTACTTTCAAAACTCAAAGGCATTTTCAACGCATCGGATAAAGGCATTGGACAGTTTTCAGAAATACTACTTGCTGTTTCAAGCAAAAGATCGGTCCAACTCTTTGATGATTCCTGTAAAGACGGAAGCGGTGCGAAATCGGGCTGGCGCGTCATCTGCACCTCTTTCCACTAATATGCCGTGGTTATCCACACTCAAACGTAAATGAGAAAATAGCTCGTTATTTAAGTTATTGAAATCTTGATAGCACAAATCAAATTCACTGGCTGGCATTTTCTTAATGAAATCCAGACGCTGCTTAAATTGCTCTTCAAATAATTGAGGATTTGTTCTATCTGGCAATAAAGCTAAATGTTCATGATTTGAATAACTCAACTGAAAGGACATCATGCAAGCAATCCATTCAGCGACATTCTTGCAATTTGCCTCTAAGAACTCCACTTCCATTCCAATTAGTTGTCTAACCGTAACTCCATTTTGAGAAGTTTCAGTTTTCCAATTATTTTCTGATTGTAGAAAAACTTTAGACCAGTCTGTGTTTACTTCCAGCATAGTATTACTTTGTTTTTCTAGATATTTAAGTAATAGTAAATACCGCTCTTGAATCGTTAAGAGCAACGGATCAAACACACTTTCTAAAACTGATTTAAGAAAAGCTGTAAGTCTTTTTTCATTTAAATTGGGTGCAATTACTGAAATTTTAAGACACTGCTCGAAACTAAGCTCTTGCATTTGGAAAGTATTTTTACCAACTTGCACGGGTTCAAATGTAATCATTAGTTGCCTCCATATAATGAGTAAATATCTTTTGAGTCCCATGCAGTTCGACTCATTAAATTAATATTGACGGCCAAACTTAACCGGTTACCATTTTCATCAATTGGCGCGACTATTGGAGCAGACACACTTTCAATAATGAATGGTTTATAAGTTTTACCGTGAGTTGTGAGAGATATGAACGGTGGAATTACACCTGAAAACAATCCTTCTAAGGTTGAATTTGAATCATTAACGACATTCTGCAGTGTTGAATCAGAAGATAAAGAAACAGGTAGACTCCAAGCCTCTAGTTGTTTGATCTTGTCCTCAACTTCTGTTTTTGCATCACTAAAAGCTAAGAAGAAAATTGATAAATTTAGACGTACTGAAGAAGTAGACAGGAATACTTGAGTTGTATTCACTTTGGTTAAATTTGTTCTCCCTTCAACGCTTTTAAGTGCATTTTCAGCACTTGTTAATGGACCTGAGGCCATATCAAATAGTGCAGACTTAAAAGGAGAATTTTCCCCCAAAGAACCAGCGACTTGAAGCATTTGCCCGGTTTGTAGGTTTGCCATCAACATAGGCATTTTTAGTTCTGGATTGCTATTTTCAAATGGAGTTTGCCATTGGCTCTCAATACTTTTGTCGCCGTCAGTCAACAAAGCACGAATTACTGGTGATGCTACTGGGTTACCATCTTTATCACAAAGTGAAAATTCAGCGTATTTATGCTTTGAAATAGAACCATAGAAAGGATCTGATTCAGTACTGGGCAACTTCGTTTTAGCTGTATTAACAGCTGGTGCATAAGCTAAAGCTTTGGACATAAAAAAGCCCTACCATAAAAGATAGGGCTATTATTGAGAATAAGTTTATTAGTAGAGTTCAACAGTTCCAATTAGGAGTAATCGAATAACTCAAAATTAATCATCAGTGCATTGATTAATTAAATTCAATGCATACTTATCATTTAAAGCGTTAATTAAAGCTTTACTAAACATATCAATCTCTGTCTTATCATCATTAATACCAGGATGGACCGTAAAGTAAACAGAGATAGGCTTTTTAGATCCATGGCGATGCACATGACCTGAAAACTTATATAACTTGAAATTCTCAAGTTTTACTGAGTTGTATTCAAATGCACCGCTCATTTCCTCAATTTTATTGATTTGAGCAAGTTGAGATAAATAACTATCAAAAGAATGTAAATTTCTTGGCAAATTAAAGTCTTCAATTACAGTTTCTTCACCTAACCAAAAACTTAAATAAAGGTCATCTTTAGAAATATATCGACGCTCCCCGTTTACTTGATGCCAGCTATTATTTTCAAGTACAGATTTAATATTTTCAAAGTTCATAGGTGTACCATTGTTTGATAAAGCGATCTAGTTTAATAAGATTATGGCTTCCCCCTTCACTTTCAAGTCCTTTAAATAATTAAATAAATACGCTCAAAATGAGCGTATTTATTTATCTCTGATTTCAAAATGCTAAATCAATATGGTTCTCTTGCTCAAATTCATCTAAACATCTAATCCTTCTAAAAGAATGTCATTTATTTTGTTCGCTTCTTGATTATCCTTGTCATTACTTTGATCTATTCTAATTTTCAAAGCACTGTGGAAACGTTCAGCTTCCTCTTTGGTTAATCTAATTATTTTAGAGCTACTTGAACTGCTGGAATCAACCAAGGAATCGTACATTTGTACACTTATGAATTCGTGACCAAGTACTTGTTGTGCGTATTGAATGGCATCTTTTACGCTCACGGGCTCAGGCTCACCAAACAAACCTACATTACTGCTATCTAAAGCCTGTTTCTCTGCAAATTCAGCTAAAGCTTTAAATAACATACTCATTTTTTTTGAACTGCGGCTATTCTTGGCGAGAAACACAGCGAGCTCAGCAACACCTTCTCCCAGATCCTCAAAAAGCCCTTGCTGCTTTACAAACTCAACAATATCTTGATCATTTTGCTTTGCAGATAAAATAGTGTTTGCTGCATCAATAATTGCATTAGCAACACGCTGATCTATAGCTTGCTCCATACCATCAACGATTTGATCTGATATATCTTGAACATTCCCACGACCTATAGCTTGCGCTTCAATGAATTTAGGCGCTGCAACACCTAGCGCATTTAGCATGTTTTGAAGATCTGGTTTTGTATGGTCAGCCATCATTTCTAGCAAACGGTCATCATTGTAAGCTTTACTAAAAATTGCGGCCTTAATTCTGCTAATGAGTGCTTGTGTTGGCTTTTTATCTTTGGTGGTGTACTGGGCTGCTTCTGTATCACCTAATTTAGTTAAAAATCCTTGAATAAACTTTTGATTACTTACTGCAAGTAAATCGCCATCTTCACTTGGATTAAAGAGAGCCAGTAAATTCTCATCTAACCGCTTCGCATCTGCTTTAGCCCGCTCGGTAGCTGAAAAAGACAACTTATCATCTTGGTTAGCATCTATTGCAAATTGAGCTCTATCAATCTCAGTCGTACGAATACGTATCAAGATTGGTTGAGCTATTGCTTGGACCTGTTCACTGCTAAAGCCAAAGTAATCAGCTTCATCAATCAACCATTGTTTATACTCATCTGCGGTACCGCGCTCATAGGCAAGCTTGATTGCCATTGTTCGGCCATTTCCTGATTCAACAACTAAATCATCACCAGTTATCGGTGCTCCCGTGTCTGCCCGACCTGAGCGGCCTAGGCTTTCGGGGTCTAAATCATTAGCAGTTTTCTGTACCCATGCTTGTGAGGATTCACGACTACGATCTCGTGGCTGCAATTCTTGCGGATAATTAGGGTTTTCCGCACCAGTTGCTGTATGAGATGCAATGACTTGATCAATATCAACTAAAGCGAATACAGTAGAAATCTTTTGTCCTTTGGCTGTTTTCACATTATTAGTTCTACCCTTCAAAAGCCTAGTAAAGGGCTGTTTAGGTTTAAAGAAACTAATCATTTGATCAATTACAACTAATGGATTTTTAGCAATATCTTGAGTAGAAATTAGATTTAAAGTAGTCATTAGATATTCTCCGCTTCCATTTTTTGTACTTGATTCAAGAGTTCTGTCACCGCTGGAATAAGAAGTGGATCATTTAAGTCTTTTTCTGCTTCATCTCGAATTTGCTCTAATAACTCAAGATTAACTTTAACCTGCCCTTCAATTACTGAACGGTAAAGTTGATTACCTTCATCATTTGTCGTACTAGGCTGAAGATCTTCAACTTCTGTCGGAGCATTTAGTTCTTTAGATTCATCATTATCTGAATTTTGGGTTGGCTCTTTATTACTGAGGCGATCCGCTAAATGTTCATCTGCCCATGCTCTTGAATATTCATAAAATGCTGTTAAATATTCTTGTGAACCTTCGGCCCCATTCCAGTTTTTTAAGAATTCACTACGGCGATCTGAAACCCAAGCCATAAAGTCAATATTGTTAGAATCTTCAGGATTTTCCAAAGTGTCTAACCATGCTTGCATCATTTTGTTTTCAGCTATACCAGCTGCACGTGCTGCTAATACTTCTTCATCTCTTTTTTGGTTTTCTTCATTTTCAGCATCAATAAGTTTTTTTGCTTCTAATTCTGCTTGCTGTTGAGCCAAAGCCTGGTCATCTAGTTCAGAAATCCATTCACGTGCCCAAGCTACTGCATCAGAATCACCCTCTAGAGCCTTATTGATACGTTTAAAGAATGCTTGGTAACGTAAACCATCTTCACCTGCCCATTCAGGATCAGCATTTAAACGCTTTAAGTCGGCTTTTAAACGTTCGGCTTCTTCATCAGAAATACTATCTGGTAAATCATTATCGAGGTTATTCTCATTAATGATTCCTTCATTTTCTTCAGATTGATGTGTTAACAATGAATTTTGCAACTGATCCAATTCGTTTAATAAATTGGAAATTTCAGCACTTAAAGAATTCAATTGTCTTTGTTTTTGCTCGAGGCGTAGTTCAGCATCTGCTAATGCCTTGGCCTTTTCTGCTTTTTTAGATTGTAACCGCTTAAAACGATTACTATTTTGGTTAATCAGCTTCATAATTCGACCAGCGAGCACTGGAATTGAAATTCCTTCTCCCTGATTAGGTTGAATGGCAGCTGTAATATCGCGATTGTTCATTAAGATCTTCCATGAAATTAATGAATCTGCTGGGCTAATTTTTTTTGATAATCGATCTGGTTTATGAAAAAGGATTGTGAAGTTTTGGCCGTCATCAAAATCATAAGTAAGGGCAATTTGAAGGACTTTTTTATGCTTAAAGGGCTTACTTTCCGTAACGTTAACGATTTTGACGCCAGTTTTTGAAAACTGTTCCATAGAGTGATGCAATATTGCAGACAGCTGCTCTAAATGCTGGTAATCAACAATAATAGAATCATAATGCGCTTCTTCTACACATAGACTAGATAAAAGCGTAGGTAACCCATCAAATTTACTTAATAATTGACTGTGATCATCATTTCGTTGCATATCTAATAACAACTTAGAAGTATCACCCTCATGAGAAGTTAAATTGATTCCATCCCATTCAGGCTTTTCAGCTGCTACGACATTTTGTAATTGTTCTAGTTGCCATCTTTGAATCGGTTTTGAACCCGTCAAATTAAATTGTTTTGAAGATAAATGGCGTTTAAGTCCAAATTGATTTGTTTCAATAACATCTGTAACACATGCATCAAACATGCGGCCAAATTGCAGTATCGCTAAATCAGCTGCATGCTGGTCATCGATAGCGCCTAATACCGCAACGGAATCAAACGCATCCATCCCACTCTTTTTGCCTTTTAAATTTACAACACGCCAGAAATCATTTTCCGTGTAATCTTCAGTGACTAAAGCATTAATTTGACGGTAATCACCCTTAATAAACCCAATTGAACAAGCACCACTATTCACCATGGAGTCAAAACCATGGACTAATCGGCTTTGATGTGGTGCGTGTGTTTGAATGAAAATTGATTTAACACTCACGGAGTTATCCTCATTTTAATTTGAGGATATTTTCTCAATTAGGTGAATCTATAAAGCCAATGAGTTCCATAGCTTATTTTAAGTTGGGAAACATTTTGATGAAATTTAAAGTAACAATGGCATGTGCTTTATTAGAGGCATCAAGGGGCAAATTGCCTGCTTGAAGTGAAACTAGATGCTCAATTTCAAATTGGTTCTGATTTCTTGCAGCTTTATCAAAAGCATATATTTTTAATCTCATTAAGTATTCAATTGGTAGCGATTGAGTACCATCTTTATTAAACATTATTTCTTTTATAGCTTTAGCACTATTCGCAATAGCCGCCTCTTTAGTCTCAATAAATGAAATGCTCAACTCATTTGAAGCATTGCCAGTTACATGGTTGAGTTGAAAGTGCCCCACATGCACTGCATCGGTTTGGGCATCTAGTAGTGATACATCTACATTATTGGCTAACCAAGCAACTTTATTTGAAGGATCAAAAATTGGAATATTTGCTTGAGCAATTTTACTGTTTGCACGGTAAGGGCGAATTTCAATTCCAAAATGGGCAGCAGAAAGTGTCCCTAATGCATAAAGTTCCTGATAATGTGAAACAGCTCGGTCAACAGTTAGACCAGACCACAAGACAGGATTCTTAGCAAAACGTTCTTTAAACGGATTTAAAACGTTTCCCAAACTGTTATTTATAGTTTTATTCTGTGTTTCGTAATCAAAAAAAGCCATTATTCTTCATCCTCTGGAAATTTACGGCTCTTAGCAATACTTTCAGCTAATGTTAATGCTTCCTCATATTTCATACCTGTATCGCGCTCAAGAATGTACGCCATAATATCTACATCTAAGTTTGATTCTTTCAATGATGCGATTACTTGTGTTTTAAGTAATGTTGTATTCATTCTTGATTGAGCATTGTTGATTTCTTCTGTCGCGGCTGCAGTTTGGTTTGAATAATATTCAACTTGCCAAGGGTAATCTTCAGGCTCAAATTGTTCGTTGTAAGCAAACCCCCAATCCAAGTGAAGAATTTGATTAATCCCTTCAGAAGATGCTGTTCGAATATCTTGTGACCTACGCATGATTTGTGCAGAAGTATGGAATGCACCGCCTTCACCGATACCACCGGTTAGCATATCTGCCCAACCGACCATGCTTGGATCTAGACCAATTCCGCCCATGAGCAAACGGACATTAATCATGAACTGTTCAATATTAATGGGTGAGCTTCGTTGATTCTTGATATCACCTACTGGATTTAAAACTTGTTTTTCATCAAATACTGGAAGCATGTGAAAAGCAGTATTCCAGACTGCTTCACCACCTGATAAAGCATCACGGACATAAGCCTCATGATTTTTAAGTAAACCTTCTAAACCACGGATATAGGCTTGACGTTGTGCTGGTGGCATTCCCGACATATTTACTGTCAAGAACATCTGATTTACGGTATCTGCAATTTGCTGGCTGTTCATAGATGCTAAAGCAAGGATTACATCATCATAAATGTCTTCAATTTCGTAAAGGAATGAGCCGCCTAAATGCGCTGGTAAGATTGGTAGCTCATCTGGATCATCCCCTTCTAACATTTTCGTGACAAGACCAGTTTCTACAAGCTCATATTGAGCAATATTGCTCATACGGGGCATTTTGAAACGTACCATTTGAATAGTATTCAGTTTTGTAATAGTTTTTTGCCAATTACGAGGATCTAAGCAATAAAACGCTACAGTTTTACTGCCTTGTTCAAATGGCTGTATCAAAGGTGGATACGTATATTCATTACATACTAGATCAATTACACCTTTATCTTTTTTCCCGTAAATACGTGCATAAGAATCACCAAATGAAATTGCATCTCGGGCTAGCTTGCTTAAATACTTATTGATCAGCTTTTCCATCTTTACACGGCGCTCATCAAGTTGTTTTTTTAATTTTTCAGCTGCTGGTCCATTGGCCTTTTTCAAACGTTCGGCTGGTGTAATAAATACTTGTTGGCCGCTATAAGAATCTCCTCCTAATGCGGCAGAAACATGAATCCCCATACCTTCAGCAATCGGCGCAAAGCGCAACATTCTCTCCCATTTTGTGAGTATTTCTTTGCGAGTACGTTTCTTATTGGCTTTGGTTTGATTAGTCCCAAGTGAAAATGGTGCCATGGTTTCATATAGCTGCGCCGTGGAATCCTGATTAGCCGTATCGAATTGCTGATCATATGAATTTACATTTTCACCGAGTAACAACGATAAGAACCGAGAAGACATAACTAAGCCAAAATACCTAAATAATTAAGTATTTTGATGGCTACCATTTTTTAACTTTTAGATGAGTTCCAAAGTGAATTGGAACCCTACAGATTTAATAAATCTGGAGCATGCAATTCTATCTGAACATATTTTTTAATCTGTTCAGAGGAAAAGCTCATGGCTGAAGTTAAAGTATTTAATGATTTAGATATCGAATTAGCTCAAAAAACCAAAGACATTGTAAATGCCCAACGTTTTAACAACCGCCCTGCTTTCAAAACATTAAACCTAGGCTGGGATCTTGAAACTGGTTCCATTGCAGTTAACTACACTTTTGTAGAAGAACCGCCAGTTAACGATCAGCCTGCTTAACAGTTAATAAAGCGCTCTTAAATGAGCGCTTTTTTATTCTCCTTAAATGAATATTGCCTTACTTAAACTTCAATTGGTAAAACTATTCTCATGAAATACTTGATAATATTATTTGTTTTTTTAAGTGGCTGCTCTACATTTATTGAGCATAATAGAGTTATTCCATTTCCTGAACGTACTATTTCACATATTGAAATTAGAAAACTTAATGGAGGTAATCCCAAAACACTGGCCTATGCAGATATTACGGGTGATTCCTGTATAATCTATTTACGAAAGTATCCGCAATGCTTAGCACATGAAATAAGACATTGCTATGAAGGTAATTGGCATGAAGGGCGTGAAAGTCAAGAATGGTGCTAAGCGTTAGGTATATGAAAAAAGTACATCAGGAAATTTGAACTGAATGCCCTTTTAATACAATCACCATAAGGGTCATTTGAATCTCCACGATAGTAATATCGGTTTCCTTTTCTCGTGACATTAACCCAAGAACAGCTCCAACTTTCTTCACCTGCATTCCATACACTCGCTGACATGTTATAAACATATATGTTGTCTGGATTATAAGGAGCAGGTACTTCAAAGTACTTGTTCCAATCTTTAAACAATTCAGTGTTTTCTTTATCAATCTCCACAGTATGAATAATAGTAGGAGAGTTGATTAAGCTTGCAGCACTCCACAGTAACTCACCTTTATCATTCATAACGTCTAAATAACCACTACCATTCTGATTGGCATCCATAAGCTTAATAGGATACATGTAAGCAGTACTGTTGTTATTAGGGATAGCCATACAACCTTCTTCACCATTAATTGAGGTAACATGTCCTCCAGGACATATACCTATAGTATGGCCTTCTTTAGGTTGCCATAGATGTATCTTACCTTTTAAAGTATATGGGAATGAGGTTTTACCTGATGGGTCAACATTATGTAAATAAGGTCTATCAGATAATAAAGAGCCGTCATAAGCACTATGTAATATACCGTTCCACGTATATTGTGTAGGTAAAGTGGAAACATCAATTTTCTTCTGAGAGCCTCCTGAATATACTCTAGTAGTATCATCCAAAATTACCTCAACATTAGCATCTGTAACACTAAACGAAGTCATTATAAGCTCACTACAATTACAGGTTTAAGGGCGGCTTTTAGCTGTTCTTGAGTATAGTCATTAGTGCTGTATGAGACACCTTCTGAAACTATACCTGATGAGACTATAGTATCCCCTCTAACAATATCGTTACCATTAACTAGATGGATAAGGTGTCTAGTATTTCTATACTGTTCAGGCACCAAATAGTGGACAAGACAGTTTGACCCATAAAATTGATAACCAACAGGAGTCAGTTCAGCAGCGTATCGCAACCCCCTATGACCGTCTGCATTAAATACCACAACTCCATTTTCATCCATAATTTCTAAACCAAAAGGCATCTTAACCTCTATAAATAAAGGGCTAGAAAACTAGCCCAATTTCTTACCACAAACCTAATTTAACCCGTGCAACATTATTATCGTCGTAAACCGTAATTAAGCTTCCACTTAGAACCATACGAGCACCATTAGGCTTTGCAGGATCCTTGTAGGTAGTTAAGGTCCCCAACTCACCAGCAATCGCGCTCAATTTATCGACTTTAAACAGTTCAGCTGTTAAAGACTTCGCTTTGAAGTTTGATGCGGTCAAATTCTTAATAAATACATCACTATTCATAATGACCTGATTGTCTTGAATTATGAACGGCATATATTTGGTAGAAGATGTACCAGTAGTGAAGAAAATCTTATCAGCTTGGAATCCAATAGAACTGAGCACAGTTCCATTCGTTTGCTCGCTGACCATAGACATTCCAGAGAACACACCATTATTATCCATTCCCATTACGTACTTACCTTTCACACCATCAATCAAGTCTGCTTGTGATTTAAGCTTGATAGCATTTTGGCCGTAAACAGAAACCAGTGTTTGTAATGCACCAGCATATGCCCCCACATCAGTTGTATATGTGGTTTTGAAATTTTCGAAATCAGCTATGTTGTCAGCATCTTCAATATCGATAAAGTCTAGATCCACTTCACCAGCTTTACCTGAATAGTTACCAATGAATACAGGTGTAAAGAAAGCAGCTTTGTTTGCGAATGTTTTAGGGCTTAGTAGAGTGCCAGCACCTGCACTTGCACCAGCAGATCTACCTTTGAAATATGCAGTTCCAGTTATCCAAGTTCCCAGCGCTGGAGCGGTACCAGCGACTAGATAGTGACTTGCACCAATATCATTGATTTCAGAGTTATCTTGAGCAATATATTTTGTTTTATTGGCGTTTTGACATGTCGCGCCAACATAAACAACTCCGGTACCACTTACACGGCGGAATCTATACTTAACTCGGTAATATTTATTGTCATCAATAGGCAAAGATGCAAACCAATTTAACCAAGCTTCATCATTTCCAACGTTATTACCTATTCTTAGTGCATATCCCCCACGGCAAGTTGCATCGGCCACTAAATTAAGCTCAGGTTTATTTCCACTTGGTGTTTTTACTAACCAATCTTTTTGCCATGTATCTAGTACTGAAGCCATGATCTTTTGACCATTTGCAGAATACAGAGCAGACATTCTTTCAGTTGAAGATGCGATTGCTTCATTCGTCTTGGTAGACGTCATGTAATCACGCTCTAATGACGCTTTTGTAGTTGATGCTAAGTCTTTTGCAGAATCGGCTATCTCTTTCGCCTTTTCAGATATTGCTCTTACCAGTGCTTGACGTGCATTGTGAACGTTAGCAAAGTTGGTAATAAACTGATTTCGGTCAATCGTAATAGTTGCATTCATATTGGCGAATAAAGCGGCTAAATAAGTATTTAAAGTACTGAATGCCGTAGCATAAGCAGCTGAAGAGATTCCATAAGTGACAGCTTCAGCTCTTAAGCTTGCATCAGTTTGATAAAGTGTATCCCAGACCAACTTCGCCTGTTTTTTCTCAACGGGTGTGAGTTTATTATCAGCTGCAATATCACTTAACTGGGCCATTGGAACGTCCACTTTGGCTTGTGAGCCTGCAGTGGTTTCCATCATTGAAGTGACTGTGAATGGAGTAACCGACTTATAAACGGTTAAATCTGTTTCAATAGCCGCTGACCACCCATCCTTAAAGTTATCTGGCGGGTTTGTATGAGTAATTGTTGCTGACTCAACAGTAATAGCTGGATATGACCAAGCATCTTTTTTGGTAATTAAGATGCACACCTTATTATTGCTATCTAAAGCTAAAGCCAAACCTTTAGTCGTAGCATTACTATCATCTAAAGTGATACCAAAAGAACGAGAAGTCATATTTGGATAAAATGGCACTGTTGACGTATAGGCATAGAATGCCAAGTCCAAATCAAAAATATTATCTTCCTTATTGTTGTAGTTATAACCAGAGATTTTAACCTTGGTCATGAAGGCACCAATTGTAATTGGTGTCTTAATTACAAGTGTACCTGTAGTCGTGATTGGTTGACGCCATGTCAAAGGTTTCACGAAAATCTTGCCTCCACCTGAACCAAGTGGTTGCACACTCATAGCATTCGTATACTCAGAAGTTAATTTTTGTGATGAAGCGGCAATAGCACGTTCTACATTTGTATTCGTTAAATCTGAATTAAGAATATAAGCGCTACTTTTACTATCTAACTTTGAATTCATCTCAGTTAGTTTAGCCGCCCAAGTTTCTTTGAAATTAGTTAATGTTGAAATAGAGTCTGTAGCAGTAGATACAAAGTCTTGTAATGTCGGGTCAGCTGAAGCGTAATCAGTCACATCATATTGCTCAATTTGAGCTAAGGTCCAAACTAACGGCGCAGTAGCTGTTGGTGTAGATCCTCCCGCCACATAAACATGTCCTGAGTTAGAAAAAGTACCCACAGCACCACATTTAATCATTCGAATATATGTTTCGAATTTGCCTGTACCCTCAGTACTGCCAATGAATCTATCAATTGCACCGGTTCCCATTAAATTGCCAGCATTCATTAACTTATATCCAACTGGTAACTTGATTAAATACTTGATGACAAAAACAGCATTTGCACGGCCATAAACAAGTTGGAAAAATCCACCCCACGTTGGGTTGGCAGCACCAATGGTTTTAATTTCAATTTCATGGGTTGAGGTAGTTGGGTTGTCAGAACTTTTCGCGACTCGTGTAACTGTCACGTTCCCATTGCCTGCATTGTTATAGACAGATACACCATTGTTACCTTTCTTGAAATTTACGTCTCCCTGCAACAATTTTCCATTCGTAATCATCATTGCCAGCATTGTTGTGTTTTCTAATGCCGAGCCAAGATTATTTGTACTTGTTTGAAGCTGAGAAATTTCAGTATTTCTAAGTGTAGCTAGATCCTGTGAAGTTTGGTCAGCTGTAGCTTTCGTTGTTTTTACTACAGAAGATAAACCACCAGGTACAGTTGCATCATATTGTTGAATTTGCTGAGCTATAACCCCCTTATTAACATCAGCCTTGATAAAAGTATCTTCAACAAATTGAGCATTTTGTTTAAGAGACGATCTAAATCCACCCCTAAAATTTGGCGCTGAATTCCCCCGACTGATAAACATATTGGTTACAGTAAATGTTCCCCCAGATGGAGCATTATCAAACCGTAAACCCAATGGAATAGCTTCATAAGCAGAGGCTTTTAAATCAGATGGGAAAATACCAGTAAGTTCTATTTCACCACTTGCAGCTACAACAAACGAAGGTAACCCAACACTATAAGTTGCACCATGAAATTGAATATTACATGTAGCCCCAACTAATCCAGCTGCAGCTGTATATTTAATTCTTGCAACAATTGGATCACCTTTATCAATTGGAATTTCCTTGTGTTTATATTGCAGTTCCCAAACAGCTACGGTTCGGTTTGTACCAGTTGCGATACTTAAATTTTTAGTATCATCACCAAGTAAAATCCAGTTCTCTTCTGAATAACGTAAAGTATCAAGTTGTGCTTTAAAGACTTTGATTTCCTCAGCAAATACTTCTTTCGCATCAGATCTTGTAATTTTTTCTTGAAGAATTTGTGCGTGGTTTTCTAAAACCTTTTGTAAGTTTCCACTATTGTTTGCCAGACCAATCGGGATACCACTAACAACTTGAACTGCAAGCATGATTTGCTTTGCCCCATTTGGTCCAGTATCAGGTGTTGCATGCAATTCAATACCGCGACCTGAACCAATCCCTTTCTGACCAACTAAAATGTATGCATCCCGACCTGTTATTTGATCAAGTGTGAATGGATTGGCACCTAATGAAATTAGTGCATTCTTAACTGGTGCTAGGTTTACACCAATACTGTCGTAGTTTGTAACGATAACAAAGGTGTCATTTGGAATCGCAGCAATAGCGTTACTCATTGCCGTAGCATTTGCTACAGCTGCATAAGTATCATATCTAGTTGAAGAAGCTATAGAACCATCAGCTGCTAAAACATGGACTGAAAAACCACGTGCTGAAGCTACTGATTTGATTTCACCTTTTAAGTTTTTAATCCCTGTGAAAAAGCCATTCCAGCCACATGAATAAACACGGTAATTGAAAACTTGACCAAGTTCCTGATTTAATTGTTTATAACTTGATTCCAAGTTATTAATAGACTGTGTAGTGTTCTGTTGATTATCACTAATAGTTGAATTAATTTCCTGAAATTTACCATCTACAGCAGTTTTATTATTGTCTACAGTAGATTTTAAAGTCGTATAATTCTCTGCAAGTGAAGTAATCTTTTCACCGTTTTTTTGAACATCCGCTTTAGTACCCTCAATTGCAGAAGCATTAGCTTCGAGGGCCTTAACAAGCTCACGTGGGTTTTTTCTAAATCCAGTTGCTAACTCCCCCTTTTCGATTTGTACTTCTCTAATTGCAAAATCAGGGGCAAATCCAGTCTGTGCATATAAAATAATATTAATATTATTTAGATTTGCCACATTGGTTTTAAATGTAAAAGTACAAAGTGTTTCTTTATCAGTATTAATTTGCCATGAACTACCAAGTTGATTATTACTTGAACCATCAAATCGATGAATAATTAAAAGCAAACTTGTTTGAGCCGCAGTGAGAGATTTTGCCTTAAATGACAAGGTATATGTTTGATCAATCTCCAACCCATCTTCTGAAGTTAGTTGTTCAAAAAAACCTTTGAATGCAGTTGTTGTATTTGTTGATCTAAAACGTCCCCAATTTGCTCCATTTTGGTCCTTATAGACCTCCATAACGCTACCAGCAACGTTTGCATTAATACGCCAGTTAGACAAAGCAAACGGCTGTGAAAAATCACCATTTTTAATTATGTTGTCACCACCACTTGATGAAATAGCAGCTTTAATAATTTTGCTTTCTTCCGCAATGGCCTGGTTAGTTTCTGTTTTGGTGTAACGAGTACTATCAAGAGTTGCAGAACTGTTAGTCCATAGATCACCAAATTTTTGACGGAATTTGGCTTCAAGTGATTCCGTAGCAGCGGAGATTGCTTTCGTGGTATCTGACTTACTTGAATAATCAACAAGAATAGAAGACTTAACAATAGTGCTGTCTACATCTGATTCATTTAGAACTGGAGTAATTCTATATGCTTGTGCTTCCCACCAGCCAGCATTACCTGTATGCCCTAAAGCAATACCTAACTGAATTTGAGGATAGGTTTCTGCAACTGAAGTCATGTTGATGACTTTAGAAATAAGAGTCCAAGTCTCATTTGCAGGAATTTCTGCTACTGGAACCGCTACGCTCGTATAGTTTGCTATTGAAAATACGCCATCATTTTTTGCACGGCCAATTGGGATGTAACAAAGACCATTTGAATCAGAGCTTCGGCGAACGAGGAAACTCACAATATATGCACGTGTATTCGGTAGGGTTTGTTTATTGTAATTAAAGCAGTTGGCAGGGTTAGAAGTGTCCTTTCTAAATACAGTATTACCAATTTTCCCCGTAGTTGTAGTTTTAAAATATTGAGACATGTCCCAGCCGTAATGGCTATACCACATTTCAGGATTCTTACAGTTGTAGTCCCCAGCTAAAGAATCACTGTCATTTGCGGACTTAAGTGCCTCATCCAATTTTGTAAGAGATGTATTAAATGTTTTTGTTTGTGAGGCTGTAACTTCGTCTAATTTTGCATTCGTAGCGTAATTATTTAATGCCTGTGCCGTATTATTGACTTTCTTCTCTACATCAGTCATTCCAGATTCAAGTTTTGAAGTCCGCTGTGCCAATGCTCCACTTTCAGTAACATAAGTTTGCTTAAACTCATTCAGACTTGCTGAAACCTGATCAAATGCCGCATTGAAGTCATATGGACTGGCAATCCAACTATCTGTCGTTATTAGTTCGCCTTTAACTAATACAGCCCAATAAACTGTACCTACACTATTCTTGTCTGCAGTAGGCTTGTTAAGCATGTAGAAGTGAACTTCATTTGCCGTACCAGCTGAAGTCTTCGTAAAGGTGATTTTGCTAATTACCTTACCCGATGTGTTAATCACCTGCTGTAAAAACTGACTTCCTCCACCAGCATAAACAGCTAAATTTGAGTTTGTATCACCAGCTCCACGAGTATGCTCAGCACACCATAGAAGTGTGTACTTTGCCCCTACTTCCCAATCTTCACCAAGTTTATAGCGTAAATGGGGATATGAAACGCCATTGTACGTTCCTACCACATTAGATTTAATCAATAGATTCGTACCAGCTGGGGCCGACTTGTTAAGATTGGCAGATAAAGTATTAGCCTGCTCAGTAACAGCTTTAATCTGTCCAGCTTGTTCTGTTACTTGTGATTTTGTTGTATCTAATGCTTCTGTTGAGGCTTTTTTACTAACTTCGGTATTTGTTAAAGTTAGATCATTTCTAAGCTTTGAAATATCTATACTTTGAGAAGATAAACTATCACCATGCTTCTTCACTTCAGCTTGAGTAACTTTAATCGCTTCAGCATTAGCACTTAATGAGCTTTGAGTATCTCGCGGGCTTGGGCTCCACGCTGTGGCTTTATTGCCCGCTTCGATCTGTAATTTTTGAATAGTTGGAATTCGACCTGAGCCATATGTTCCATAAAACTCAATAGTAGATTCGGTAGTGCTACCAGTATGTACTTTAGGAAAAACAGTAACTGCAAATTTTTGAAATTCGCCTGCTTTAGTGACTGTTACTGAGGTTGTGAAAAAATGAGCGGATCCATTAGAAGAATAAACTTGTACCGTTCCAGCAACCGGTACACTCACTTCAAAAGAAATGGTAACCGGTTTATCTAAATTTTCGTCATAAAAAGCTTTTAACTCCTTGCTTCGTTCATACATTAGGTATTCACGGCTTGTAGGTGCAGTTGAACTTCTTGGAGCTTCTGAATTTGCTACCGCATTAACACCACCAATTTTAATATTTTCGACTGCAGCAGTGATATCAGTAGCCACACGTCCCATTGCACTATCAAGATCATTCTTTGTTGCAGTTTTTAATAGCGCTTGGGCGTTGCTTTGAATGCCTGTTTCAGCATTCTGCATTCTTGATTCAAGCTTACTTGTGCGTTCAGCTTCTGCTTCAGTTCTATTCGTTGCTGTTTTGAATAAATCATTTGCAGTTGCTGTTGCATCATTAGCAGAAGCTAAAGAGTTGTTATCTTCAACAATAATGTAATTAAGCTGACAAACTCCTGTCTGGAAGTTATAGTTTGCAATAAACATTGGGGCATAATATTCAGCTTGTGCTGGGAAAGTACGCGGATTATCAATTGTCCCTAAACCAGTTGCCGCCCCAGTAGATTTACCTTTCATGTATAGAACTACTTCTTGCCACTCACCTAGATTAGGCTTAACGGCTGACAATAAGTAGTTAGAAGAACCCATATCTCCTGCAAGGGAGTTTGTAGTCGTTACGTATTTACTTTTATCTGCATTTTTACATGCAACCCCAAGATAAATAGTTCCAGATTCCCCAAAAACACGGCGGAAACGTGCACGTACCCGATAAAGAGTATCTGGATTAATCTTTACAAACTCGTTCCAATGAACCCATGCCTCATCATTACCGGCATTATTCCCAAGCTCAAGAATATAGCCGCCAAATGCATCAGCATCTTGAATTACTTTTGCTTCACCAGTGGTACGCCAATGTGTCCAATCATCAATACCTTTTGAAGTTACAACTGCACGAATACCAGTCGTTACTTGCGTTTGTGACATCAAGCTTAAAAGATTTTGAGAAAGGGCTTCAGTAGCTTTTACTGCGGTTGTTCCTGTTTGCTGAGCTTCTGCAGCATTATCAAAAGCTAATTTAGCAATATCATCAGTAGTCTTAATTGATGATGTAAGACCAGATATTTTTGTATTTGTATTACTTTCTAAGGTCGATACACTTTTTTGAACATCAGTAATTTGCCCTTGTACCTTTAAATTTTCTTTAGAGATACTTGAATCTAATTGTGAAAATTTAGAGGTAGTAGACTTTTCAAATTCAGCGAGCGATTCAGAAACTTCTAGAATATTTGCTTTAGTTTGTCGATCTGCTTCTTCCAATGCTGCTTTTGTTTGGTCAATACGTAATGTTAAGGCTTTATCACCATCAGAAATTGACTGTGTAATCGTAGCTAATTCTGAAGTTGTTTTAGTCTTATTTGAATTATAGTCAGTCTTTAGTTCTTCAAGTTTTTTTGCTTCAGAAACAACCTTCTCATCCACAAGTTTTACAGATGATTCAACCTTTTCAATATATGAAGCATTACCAGTAATTTGATCACGCCATGCTTTTGGTATGGTGTCATTAAGTGCCGTAATGTCCCAGACTTCATAATCAGCAAGAATTACATCAACCGGGCTTGTAGTGCTTGGCAAAGGTGGATTAGAGCCCGCAATAACACGGAAATGCCCATGGATAGCTGCAGGCGCATCATAGCCACACTGAACAACAGAGTAATAAACCTCAAATTTGCCTGTTCCTTCTTTATTCCCAAGTACACGTAAATAACCACCCGTACCTGTAGCATTCCCAACCGGTAATAAATAAGTGCCCTTTGGCATTTTAATAATTTGTTTTATTAAATAAGTTTTATTTGGCGCAGCAACTAGTGTTGGTACCGTTGGATACCATCCACCACCATGAGAGGCTGTTGCTCTTAATAGCATCTCATGTGTGCTATTTACTGGGTTATCCGTAGATTTAGCTTGTCGAGTAAGTGTTGTGCCCGCAGGAACCGCATAAGCGCTTAATCCCCCATTCCCAGATAGAAATGTAGGATCGTCACGTAAAGGCTTACCAAGTGATTGCATTCGCGCTAACTCGGTAGCATTTAACAAACTTGCATTTGTGGTATCTAAACTTGCTTGAATTTGATCAGTCTTTTCAGCAACAGACTTACCAAGATCAACTACTGTACGTTCAACATTATTAATTGCAGCTTTGTTATCACCAATTTGAGACTGAGCAGTACTAATTTGTTCAGTTATAGCTTTATCTTTTGCTGCAAGAGTTTTAATTTCTTCTGAGATTAAGGCGTTTGATTTTCCCAATTCAGTTTGCATTTCAGCAAACTTAAGCTCAAAGCTTTGAGTTAATGCCTCTTTATCATTTGCACGTGCTTCAGCTTCAGCTAGAAAGCCCGAATCGACTTTCTTATTAAGGTCAACATACTGGGCTGCAACTTGATCTACTTTTTTAACTGCAGCTTCAGTTTGGCTCACAATAGGTTCAATTTTTTGATTAATGAGAGTATTAGTTTCTTCACCTAATGCTAATTTAGCATCATCAATCATTTGACCTGCTTTAACTAAGTTTTGATCAATATCTTGTTTTAAAGCGGCTTTTGTTTGGTCTATTACAATAAGAGTTTCAGCTGCTTGCTTATTTCGGTCTAGAACTTCTTGATCTGCAACTTTTTTTGCGTTTTCAGCTAATATGCGAATTTCATCTGCATCACTTCTAACATCATCAATGATTGAATCAGTTTCTCTTTTGATAAAACCAATTTTGTCATCAAGTTCTTTCTCAGCTCGAATAGCCCGTTGTTGAGCATCAGCAACCAACGCCTCATTCGCTTGAATTGATTGATCAATACGTTGATTTGCTTCATCCAAACGAATATTTGCATCACTTACATGCTGCTCAACAATCTGTTTTGTATCAATAATTTCTTGATCAATATAAGCCCGAATTTCATCAACTTTACTTTGTGCTATCTGACCTACTTCTTTTACTTGGTCATGAATTTTTTGCACTTCTTCATCAATGTGATTAATACCTTCTTCAAGCAATTTGAAGGCATCAGAGTCTTTAATATTATCTATTAACTCTTCTACTTCTTTTATTTTTTCATCAATTTCTTGGCTTACTTGGTCTTTATTTTCATCAATTTTTTCGCCTTGTTCTTTTAACTCCTCCTTTAAACCCTCTAACTTATCAAGAGCACCTTTTAATGCACCCTCAATTGACTTAGGGTCAATAGGTACACCTGCAACCGTAAGAGTTGTACCAACGGCCATACTTCCCGCAACAGAACTATTGCCAGCGACTGAAGTATTACCCACTACAGTGCTATTTCCCGTTAATGTGCTATTACCAGTTTGTTGTGTATTAGCTTGTACATTCATCAACGGTGTTTTGATCGAAACGGTTGTACCAGAATCTACTTTTAAATTTTCTTTAGAGATAAATTCAATATTGTCTTGTCGAATACGGCGCACACCTACAATCGCGCCGTCTCCATGACTGACATAACTATGGATTACTGGACGTTCTTCATTGCCATTTTCGAAAAAGACATAGACGTCTTCCCCATCTACAATTTGAATTTCTGTATCTAAATCACTATCACCGACTGGATAGGCAAAAGTTGCTGTAATGCCTTCACTCGCGCCATCTGTTAAACCATGAATGTGTACTTGTGCAGTACGACCTTTTGCGTTGTAACTTAAAATCTTTGCACGTTTTAAACCATTCATATATTTGACCTACAAATTAGCAATCCAGAACTTTGATGAAGTCCCCATTGATCCCCCGATTGCGCCTGTATCTATATGATGTGCAGCAGTTAAAACGACATACTTCTTACTATCTATTTCGAATATATCGCCTGCATTCCAGTTCAAATTTAGTGGTCTAATAATGGTCCCGCGCATGATCAAAACTTTTTCCAAGTTTTTAACTTGTCGGGCATCTAAACCAGCTCTTTGCGTAACAGTGTGGCCTGGGGTTATTGAGTCATCACCAACAACCGTTGAACCGTTATTCTCAACTGTGACGAAAGATGATTTTTGCATCAGTTCCAAAGGTTTACTGGATATCCAAACGACACTGCTAGGATCTAGTTTTGTGATTGGTTCCTTTTTGAAGAAAGAATCAATTTTTTGAGCAGAAACTTTATTATTTTGAAAGCATATTACTGCCGCTTCTTGTTGCAGATAATGAGCCAAACGCTGTGTAGGCATACTCCCCTTTAAACAAACAAATTTAGGCAAAGGTAAATCACTGCCTAAACTGATGGTTGCACCACAAGCTCGAATTACAGAATTAAAAGAAGTTTCATTACTAATAACTGCTTGCTTTGAATATTCGATAAGTCTTTTACAACCAGCCAAAATACCAATACATGAGATGCCACCTACACGGCGATCTTGTTTAATAGTCTGAGTTTTTAGAGGGGTGACTTTGATAAGTTCGAAAGGATGAGATATGTCATTTACAGTAAGTTGCTCCCCTTCTTTTAAAAGGGAGTCTAATTCAGTAGTAGATTGAACTGTGAACTCAATAGTCGCAGGAATAGGTACGAGATCAGTTCTTAAAGTAGCACTAATGAGCTCAGAGGCAGGAATAATTTTACCCGCAGATACAATGGTAATTTGCATTAACGGTTCCCCAAGTTAAAATTAAAACTCATTGGGGCCATACAAAATGCAAGTTTAGGCAAAGCGTCTTTCTTTTCATTATAGATCTGTTGAGCTTCTGATACAGATAGCCCATAACTTTCGACTCCGAGCCCACGAGTAGCTTCAACCAATCTAGCTTGCAAAAGATCACAGTGAGCTTTAACTAAAGGTTGAATGATTACGTACTCATCACCGCTAAGTTCGATAGTTTCATTAAGTTCAATACTCGTGGTAGCTTTAGTTTGACAATCTAAAACAGCCCATCCGGCATAATATTTTGCCTCATCTAAAAATGCTTTCACGATATCATCAAGCAAAATTGAATAGCCCGATAATTGATATTCTTTATAGAGTTCTTCTGAAAGTTGCTGGATAGTACCAGCAACTACAGCATACCCTTCAGATTCAGGTAATAACTTCATAGCCATTACCCAAATAGATTGCCCAGTTGACGACCAACACCTTGCACTGCATTTGCAAGGTTAGTTGCTTGTTGAGCAGTATTGATCACTTGCTGAACTCGATTAACAAGCTCAGCTGTACCATCAATTTCTTTTTTACCCGGCTGAATACTGCCGTTGGTACCAATGTTTGCAAAGCTACCAAAGTAGTTATAGTCGATTGGGCAAGAGACAGTCATAACTTGAGATCGGTTATCTGAATCATATTCAGCTGACTCAAAGCGAATAGCACAGTTTTCAAGTGCATAAGAACGGGTAAAACTACCTAAACGACCATCATAGTAATCACCATGGATGATTCCACCACTAGCTACGACATATTCAGCTAGTAGTTGATCATGTCCTGCTTCAGTTACTAGGATTTGAAGGTTGCCTGTGTAATGGGTTTTCGGAGGACCAGCAACAATTCCAGTAAAACCACCCGCATATTGAACTTCTGCAGGATCTTCGTTACTCACAATTGGACGTGGGCAACTTTTAAATAAGAAGCGAAGGTCTTCCATGCCACGAGGAACAAACATCCCCTGACACGCTAATAAGGGTGAACCAAGTTGCTGTAGTGCAATGTGATCTTGTTTAAGCTGATTTAGTAATATCGGATTAGATTGTTGCATATTTCTGATGCTCAATAGCTTTAATATGCCCCAAGGTTAAAAGGTTATATCTACTTAAAATTTGATTGGTTCCATAAAAAAAGCCACCCTAAAAGGTAGCTTTTTAAATCTGCTTTTTATCCAATATTTGGTGGTACTCGCAGAACCTGTACTGAAGGTACACCCCGATCTAGCGCATCTTGGACACAACGATAATCAGGATTATTTGGTTCATAACCTAGTTCACCACGGATATTACCCTTATGTATTGTCATCGGTGCATCAAAACGCCCACGCATAAAACGACCAATAATAATTGTGTCAGTTAATGATTGATTGGTCTTTGTTTCTGTTTTATCAGTTTTTTTCTGATATTGAATACCAGGCGCTTCACCTAAGATTTGAGTTGTATTCATGAGTATTTCCTTAATTAAATGGATTATAGGTAAAGCCAAAAAATGACCTTACCTATGAGTAATTAGTAAATACCTAAGCGTTTACCTTTTTTGAATGAACGTAAACGCTTGTTGATTGCATTCGCAGTAAAAGCATGAAGTCGAGCTTTTTTCATTCCAGCTTTTTGTGCTGAAGTTAAACGGACCTTTTGACCAGGTAATCGTTTATTCACAACGGTTTTGACACCTTGACGAATAGCCAGCACACCACGGTAGTGAATTTTTCGCCCATTTACTTTCCGTTGGCTAAATGCTCCATTTCGAGCTTTAATTTTTTTAGCCATTGAATCGAAACCTTCTTCAGTTTCATCTGCTTCACCGAAAATAAACTCACGAACCAGTTCTTCAAGTTCAGGGCCTTCGTCTGGCATATTAGCAAGAACAGTATTGGCTGCTGCTTCTAACGCCGCATCAGCAACTTCTGTATCATCACTAAAGATCTCTTCAATATCAGAAGCGTCAACGCCAAATGTTAAGAAAGCATCGGAAAGAGACGCCATTAAAGCGTTTTCATAGATGCCTTCTTCATCATCTGCACCATCTAATGCATCGACAATTAATGCGTCTAAATGATCAACGCCCAGTTCACCTTCTTCAAGCTTACCTTCACTGATTGTATCTACCGTATCGGATAGAATGTTCAGAGCAATTTGTCGTACTTGTTCAATCACAGATTGCTGTTCTCGATCAGTACTTGAAACCTTATTAACAACGGTAGAAATATTCTCCGCTGCTGAATCAAAAGCACGTAAAGCTAAAGGTTTTTCTGTAGTTGGGCCAAATGGATTCATCTTGATAGATCCTTAAAATTATTTAACTAAAACGTCGTCATCAAAAATTGCGGCACGAGTTGTACCGACAACTCCATGGGCTAAATAGAGTCGTACACGCTCATATGGATAGTCTTTGTCAGGTATTAAGCTGAACTCAAAGGGCTTACCACCTAGATCTTCAGCTGGTTGCAACCAACCTGTTGTTTCACTAGATGCACCTTCTAAAAACTCTTGGATGTCTTCACCAGCTTTTTTGATGTAATCCGGTGTAGCTTGGAACATATAAGTTCGTAGAATTTCTATACATTTGTTAGTAACTCGAGCCGCAATCTCAGCTGCAGGAACTAAACGCAATGGACTATTTTTACTTTGATACTGGGTTAGTACATCACTTAATACGAATAATGTAGTTTCAAACTTAACTGGGCGAACTACATTTACTTTAGCCTTAGCCAACATTTCTTGAATCTGTTCATCTTCAAGATCAATATTCGGCATCTGGCTTAGGTTTTTTGCTGTAAATGGATAATCTTTCCATGCAACGGCATTTTTTAATGGCGCAAAACCTTGCTTATTCAGTTTCGCATTACGTAGTAATTTATCGCCGATATAATGGCCCAAATAATAAGCAGGCACCTTACGCCCTCTAAGCGTAACAGCATCTGAAGGACGGCAAAGGTTTGGACTCCAAATGAATTGTACAAACTGTGATTGAGCATCTACGCTTGTAGCAAATTGGGCCGCTTGTTCAGCTGTAAAAGTTGGGTTGATTTCAGCATCCAAAGGAATACGTAATTTTGTAGCTGCACGTTGTGCCGCAACATAAATTGGTAAATCATGAGGATTAGGCAAAGTCAGATATGCTGGTGTAGTTAACTGACCTGTTAAAATCTTAAACAGTGAGTCAGCGTTAAATGAAGGTAATACTTCATCTTCTAATACCAATGTTTTTGAAGCACGACCTAAGCTATTTGATTCGTTATAAGCATTTGATTTGAGAATTGCTTGTAGCGCATCAATGCCCAGTTTTAAATCAAATTTCTCGAAATATTCTTTAGCATCAGCTACTGCCACAATAGAAGCAGAATTTTCAATGTCACCATCTACTAATCCTTGTACAGTAACAATTTGATCACCAGTTACAGCATCACGTATTTCCAAACGCATAGAAATATCTGCAGGTCCGCGTGGACTAGTTACTTTCGCAAAAAAGGCCACATTAATTTCTGCATTTGCAAGATAACTGTGAGTATCAAATTCTAATTTGAGTGATGGGCTGGCCCCTGCTACAAGGGATAGCTCACCTGAACTCGACAGAGCAAGTATATTCATTACATTACACGCCCAAGGCTATTTGTTTTAAGTATTTTGAGCCGTGGTTGTTTTTGATTTTCTGGCTAGTTCCAATGTAAAAAAACCACTCGAAAGTGGTTTTTTATTTCTTAAATTTTATAACCCGCTAGCAGGTTCTGTAGGCTCTTCTGCCTCAGTAGGTACAATTTGAAGTACATAACCTTTCAAGCCATTAATTTGATCTAGGTTATCTAGCAATTGTTTATGAGCTTCGTCACCGATCAAAGTGAATGTTACCTTTTGACCAGCTTGTACCAAAACTTGTGTAAATGGTTCGGTAATGTCACTTAAACCGTTATTTTGAAGTGTAATACTTCGTTCAGTTGGTTGATCACCTACAGCATCCATAATTGGGTTCGTGCCATCAATAATGAAAATAGTCATCTTGTTACTCAACAGTTAGATTCTTACCAAGACCCTTCAACTGACGTAAGTTTTCAAGAACTTGATGTTTAAATGTTTGGTTATGACACGTAATACTTGCTGTTTTACCTGCCTCAATAGCAACACGTGATAACGGTTCTAAAACAGTTGAAAATCCGTTATTAGTCACATTAATAACTAGAGGATCTACAATACTAATGGTAGAACCAGATAGATTTTCCACAATTTGATGTTCGGCCATGGGAATATCAGTTTGTTGTGTCTTATTTGATGATTCAGTTGAATTTCCATTATCTTTAGTACTGGAATCTTCATTATCTGAATCGCCATTTTTCAAATCAGTAGGTTGCTCATCTTCATTTTGAGATACGCCGTTTTCAGGACCTTGGCTATTTAACAAATCACCTTGATCTGAAGTTTTGTCATCACCTGCTTGGGTATTCTGTGTTTCTGTAGTTTTATTGGTTTTATTACGTGTGTTTTTTGATTTAGTAGTCGCTTGTTCGTCAGTTGAAGCTAAAGTTTCGTCAGTGTTTTGTGTTGCTGTAGCCATGAGATTTTCCTTTCAATAGATAGGGTAAAAAGGCGCATCGAAATGCGCCCTTATTTGTTTTACTTACGAATTTTTGAGGGATGGCATATTGATACAGTGGATGACATAGCTTTGATCAGCATAACGTTCTAACGGGTTCATTTCGGCTGCTTGAGCACCGATTAAAGTAAGTACTGATTCACGCGCGTCTGGTCGAGTTTCAATAACTGAAAGAGGAGTTTGAATAAAGCCAACGAACGGCGCACGAATTGGCTCATTACCACGACCCACTAAAAGCATATCAAACGCTGTATCTGCTTCAGCTACAAGCTCTTGTGCTGACGGTGCGTGGTAAACGTTAGTACCATCTGCAAGAGTACCAATACGGACAATTTGACCATAACCAGCAGTGTATCCTGTTTTAACTGGCATCTTATCGCTTGACAGTTGATTAAAGAATACTGACCCAGTATCGCCAACATAAAGGTCAAATGCGACGGTAGAGCCACCTGTTCGTTGGTTAATATCCAATTTGGCCGCAGCAATAAACTTATTTACTTCAGCAAACAAGTCACCAGATGTATTATATGCAGCTGCTAATTTACCAGTCACACCACGAGAAGCATCAAAAGTAACTTCACGGCCTGAGTATTCAGCTAAGTCTTTTGCTTCACCTAATAAACGTACAGTTTGTTCTAAGAAGATTTTTCCTTGAACAATTGCTAAAGCCTGACCTAGGAAACCAAGCTTAAGTTCGTTAGTTAGTTGAGATTGTAATAGTGTTGAAGCTGTTACCCGTGCCATGATTGGTGATGCCACCAAAGTTTCATATTCAGGTTCAAAATCAACACCAACTGGGGTTAATAGGTAGTTATTATTACCATCACGTGCGTCAAAATCAGCTACAAGATGAACTTCAACTTTTGCACCAGCTGGTAATGCTTCATTTAAGGTCACGCTAATTTTGCTAGCTGAAATATCAATTTCGCTACCAATTACACGATATTCAACGCCGTTTACTACTACGTCTTTCTCAGCAATAGCTGAAATTTTACCTGTAATCTTTGATTTTGTTCGGTTACGGGTATGTGCTACTTCTTTACCATTGATCTTGATAGATACATTACCAGCAATAAATGGCAATAAGCTCGCTTTGGCGTCAGGTGTTTTAGCTTTGAAGTCTTCATAACCAGTTCGAGCTGTTACAGAGTATGTCGCCCCAGCACCCCCATTGGATAGTGCATAACGGAAACGTCCCTCTACATACGGCTTAGAAGCATTTGCACCATCTAAGTATTCTGATTTCTTCATTGCCCCAAAATCACGGTTGGTGATGAAGCGAATAGATACAATCGGGACTTCATTTGAACCATTCGAGTTGGGAATCATTGCAACGATAGGAGTTGCATAAGCGATAACGTTGGCGATAGTAGCAACTGTAATTGCTGGAACGATGCTTACAGATTCATGATGCTGGTGATTCACATCATCAAAACCAGATTCATTAATACTGTCGTAATAGCTAATAGTATCAGCAGGCAATGCAGCTGCTTGTTTTGCACCATTTAAACCAGCTGTTAAAGCCGCTGCAACAATTGATGGATGTGGTAGTTCACCGCCATGACGTGCTTGATATTGTGATACCCCAAACATCACAGCTTTATCAACTTCTGGTGCATAATCCATGCCGATTGAATCAAAGATTTCTTTTAATACTTCTGGGTAATCTTCTGCAGCTGTTTGGGCACTATCAAACCCATTTTCAAGCTCATCAGGACTTTTGAAATAGTAATTTCGGCACTGAACAGTAGCTAGTTGTTGAGCATCATACTTTTTACGAATTTCGTCTGTTAACACAGTCATTTTAAACCAGCCTTTGGCTTTCTATGTAAGATGCAGAAAGTCTGACATGTGCTATTTTTACTAAAGCTGGTCGGTTCCAAACGTAAAAAAGTCCCCAAAATTGAGGACAAAGAAAATGTAGCTAAAGGACCATCTCAGCCCTTTATTTATATAGCTATCCGCTTACACCACTTGAAACATAAATCTCCACATTATCACCTGCTTTCACTTTATAACGGAGCTTATCCCAGCAATGCTGTCTAAACGGTTCTGTATCGGGTGCAGCAGCTGTTAAAGTAAGAATAGGCACCCAATGAGAATCGTTTTGCGGATCTGCATATGGAACATTGCTTCCGAAAAACTCTACTTCTGCCCCGTTCCCGATAACCTGGTAATTGAAAATTGCAGAAGTACATTGTTCAGCTATTTCAATGTCGCCAGTCTTTTTACCTTTTACATTGAAAATTAAATAGCTCATTTGGTTTCTCCATCACCCATAGGTGAAATAAACAAATCATCTCTACGGTTTAAAACATACTTACTGCCAAAATCAGCCATGAGGCTAAAACCAGTAATATTTACAATTTCAAACCACAACATTAGATTTTCATAAATCATTAAACCTAAAAGATCCCCTTCTTTAAGAATCAAGTCGGGAATGTTGGTTATCCTTTCCAATACATCTTCCAACTCATCATTAAATGGCTCTACTTGAGCAGTTAGCACCAAATCTGAGGGGTTGTTCATTGAGAAGTTCTTTTGAATATAACCACCATTAAATTTATCTAAATGAACATAAGCAGCGCCTTTATATTCATACTTGTAGTTAGGTTCATCTTGAATCGATAAAGTATTTGCTTCAAAAGAAAGAGGATCTACAGGTTTTGAATCTTCAGCTGGATTATTGAAAATTACTTCTTTGCGCCAAACTTGTGCTGGAATACTAGCTAGTGCATTCATAACAACACGTCTCGCTGCTAAACGGCGTCCATTTGCAACTTGATTTACTGATCTATTTAGCATTTCGACTTAGACCCTTCATAAAGATATTAAGCATTTCTTGGTCAATAGCGCCTGATTTATGTAAGGCTTGAACTCTTTCAATCTGACTAGCTTTAAGAGTTTCTAATTCAAAACGTTTAAGGGTTTTCAGTTCACGTTCTAATAGTTTTTTCGCAACTTTATCTGCTCTACGCATCATTTCTTTTTCAGCTTTTTGAATATTGGCTTTGATGGGCTTAACAGAACCATTCATCACATCTTTTACTTGTTCATTGATCGAATTCTGAATTTGCTTATCTGTTTGCTTATATCGTGCACCAACTTGTTTCTGGCGGTCTTTCTCTACTTCCTTTTTAAGATATGCAATGCCTGATGGCGAACCAATCCACTTAACAACACGCAAAACATGCTTACAAGCTACACCGGATAAATGCGGGTTACGTATTTTCGGAAAGCCACCCTCTTCACGTCCTAAATTGTAGCCGCCTATAGTTGCCATATAGCGGTACCAGAACGTATGACGCTCGCAATCACACTGAAATTTAATTTTGCCTTTAGCCAAGCGGTTTTTAACAGTCGTTAATGCTTGTTTATCGATATCAAAAACAACTGATTTAAAGTTTGAAAACTCAATCTCAACATGATGATTTAAAACTTTACTATTTGGACCGGCATTAGTAAGTAAGTGTACTAAACCAGCTTTTCTGCTGACTGGTACCGCCAAATAGATTTGCTCATTTGCCCTGTCAATATCGTCTTGTCGGCTTAAATTAATGATGTTTTGAGGGGTAATACCCTTACTATACTGGTCTTTTAATAGTTGAATGTTTTCCTGAAATGCTAAGATATCATCACGGGTAATACGCCGTGGTACTTCTCCATTTCGCTGACCTAATGTTGTAAAAAGTACTCTCTCTACATCATATTTTTCGCCTTGTGCAATATCTTGTGGCCGCAAGAACATAGGCTTAGGGATCTTTCGTCCCCAATCATCATATTCAATTTCTTTTTCGGCAAATGCTCGCTGTTCTCTGTCTGCACGCTGGCGGCTCTGTTGATCTCTACGAACTCCACCATTTTGCAAAGATTGATTTATTTGAAGCTGGGCACGGCGTAAATCATCTGGCTTGAAAGCTGACATATTAATTATCCTGCAAGTATTCTTTTTGAAGTCTTAAAAGATCAACGAGCCTTGGAAATGCTACCTTTAGTAGTGGTAGTTTTTCCCAAATGCCGTTGGCACCACAGGCCACTAAAACTGCATCAATATGAGTCCTTGAACCATAAAGCTTGTAGCTTAAGAGTGATGGATCTTGCGATTCATCCTCCTTAATCTCCCAAACGATTAGATTCTGAATATTATTTTGTTGTAAGTTGCGATGAATTAAATCCCTGATGGCATTTCGATAGTCATTTCTCATACTGTTTCACCTATTTAAGCTTTAACAGTACTTACACGCGCAAAGCCACCAATACCCGCTTTACCGCTGTTTCCGTTACTTTCAGTAGTGTGACCAGCTTCACCAACAACTAAAGTCATATACTGAGTTTTTTCGGTTGAATTTACATATCGGCAAATGAGTAAACCACCACTTGCACCACCACCACCAAGTGCCCAGCCATCATCTCCAACACCATTGGCACCATCACCACCAGCACCCCAGTTTGATACTGGACTTACTGATGCGCCGCCTTTGTGGTTAGTTTGGTTTGCAGCTGTACCAGCAATACCTAATTTTCTTGAAAGTTCTGTAATACTGGATGTGATAGTGATTGTTCCAGCTAAACCGCCAGCACCATTTGAGAAAGCACTACCATTTGACCACTGACCACTTGTACCGCCTTTACCGCCACCAACAACCGCCAAGTCGAGCTCATTTAAACGTAAGCGTGTATCTGTACCATGGGTCCCATGAGCCAATGCTCCTAACTCCCATACACTGCCACCACCAGCCCCGCCAGCACCGACTAAAATGAATTCTTTTTGTTCTTTTGGTTGAATTGGAATGATATAAACACCTGGTACTGTGTAATCGCCGTTTCCATCGTTAAGTGTTTCTGCAGCTACCTGAATAACTGACCAATTCACAGTACCTGAATATCCAATACGGTTTTGACCTGAGCGCTCCCAAACTTCATATGAAAAACCTTTTTCCGCACGAGTAAGCTTCCAAGCTTCATGTGAGCTTTCGGGCGTTAGATGGATTGCATACTTTGAATCACGTAAATCAGTAACTTTGCCACCTAATTCAATTGTCGCAGTGCTACCAATATTTACACCTGATCCAATCAATTTTGGATATTGAGCATCTAAGGTTTTCTTGAAATCGATTAACTGCTGTAACAAGTTTTTGGAACTAAGATCTAGATCATCAATCTGATGTTGTAAATCATCGTCTTTGGCTTTTACATCCTTCTCTAATGCATATTGAGGATGAGGATCCTCATGCTGATTATGTTCAGTCATGAGCTTACGGATTAACGCACCGTATTGTGGGTGTGGGTCTTCATCTGCACTATGCTGATTCATCAACATCACAGCAATTGGGGTGTTTGGATCAATCTTGATAGTTACGTTTTTTAAATTAACGTCAGTTAAAACAAATCCAAATGTAACGATGGCTACTACGTTTGCATGTAAAGACATGATTGATTGAGCTTCTGTAGTTGAAGCTACCGCAAGCAAAGTACCATCTGATAGGTATATACCCATCTCAAACACTTCCATTGTTAAAGTTGGCTCAATACTCATCACAAAACGCAAAGTACCAGTCTCAGTATCTACACCACCACCGTTAAGAGAAAATCTGGCTAATTCATTTTTAAGAGAAGTTAGGTTTTTCGCTTCTACTGATGCATCAAATTTGCTATTACCTACAGCAAGATGGGTTAACTCCCCACCAAAACTAGCAACATCACCTACTTTATTTAATGCATTACGACCTGCGTCAGTCAAAAAGAAGTTAATAGCCATAACCCACCCATATGATTTATTGATCTATGGTAGTTATGGCTATTAAGTAACTTAGGGGTCAGTTCCACTAAATTAATCCTTTTCACTTTCAGCCGCTTCTCTTAAAGCACTGAATCTTGACTTACGTTCAGCCTGCTCTCGACCTTCAGGCGTATCATCTGTGACATTTACAGTTTCATATGCTTCAGTGTAGTGAACGTTTTCAAGGAATAAGAAAGCAAATGCATCCCCTATATCGGGCGACTTAATTCCCATCCGTTTCATTTCATCTTTACTCAAGATTTTGTATCGTGCAAAGTCATCAAAACGGTATGGAACGTGAATTAATTGATCTTTAATTTTCACATTGTGTTTCTTTGTTTTTATTTTAAAACGACCACTTGCGATTGCTCGAGCCAAGCCCACATAAGCCAATGACCGCTTATTCGTGAACTCTTTTCTATTGTCATTACTAAAACATTGTGAGCCCCAATAAACTGGAACGTAGAAAATGCCTTGCTTTTTAAGGTACTGACCAAGACCTTTACCAGCACCATTATCATCAACTACTAGGTTTGCATTTGGATACTGTAAAAGCAGCTCATTAATTTTTGCGAATAACTCAATAATATCGTCTCTATTTTTACATAGAGGGATATCAACAACTTCTACACGGCGTGCACGCTCGCCCCATTGCGATTCACCCCAAACTTTAGAAACAACAATTACAGAATCGTCTCGGCCAACACCACCACCAACGTCTACCGTAATGACATAACCAAATTGATGATCCTCAAAAATACTCGCGCCAACATACATTTCTTCTGTTTGACGTTTGGTAATTAAGAACTCATCTGATAAGTCTGGGAATTCACCTAGAACACGGATCTTGTACTGAGCATCTTCACGGCTTCCATACTTTTGCCGTTGTTCCTCTAAGGATTGCTTACTAACTAGTGGTGACTCTTCCCCATTAAATGTGAGAGCTATCCAAACGCCACCAGCTCTATGACTTAACTTGTGATGAGTCTCATAGAACATACCCGCGTTACGGGTAGGCTGAGAGGTCATTACTGCACGGTTATCTTCGTGCGTTAAGGCACCAAACGCCACATCAAGTACGGCATCATCTACACCGCTGGCCTCATCGACCCAGACCATGTAGTTATCGCCGTGGTTACCAGCCAAATTTGTAGGTTGATGTTTTGGTGCTGTCTTAGCAAAGACATACCACTTTTCTTTGTAGCCTTTAATGTAAACGAGTTCAGACTGGTACCCGACATAATCAGCAAGCCAAGCCAAAGGCCCTTGCTTCAATCGTGCTAGATTGATACTGATTTCTTTCCAGACTTGTTTCTTTAACTGCCCGATCTGCGGGGCAGTAAACATCATGATTGATTCATCAAAAAACAAGAGATGCCATAAGGCAACAATACCGGCACTGGCCGTTTTACCAGTGTTATGTAGTACTAAGTCATCTTCACCTAAGAAAAATGGATCTGGATCGAGTACAAAACCGTAATATTTACCTTCACCCAGCTCGGCAACCGATGTGATTTTTATAGGCTCATGTTCCCCATCAACAAGCCTATATGATGCAAACTGTTCTCTATTTTCTGGCTTTAGGTTCATGTATTGAGAAACAAGCAATTCAATCTTGTCGCCCTTTGACCAGCCGTTACCATCGTATAAAGATATTAAACAAAGGATGTGTGATTTGTTGAATGTATGAGCTTTGCCATTCTCATATTCAAACCGGTACATTTCCTGATAACCGGTTACTGTTTTAATTACATCTAGTTCAGTCTTACCATCTGCAGCAAGGATCTTGTGATTTAGGTTAATGCGCTCAACAGGGATAAAGTCCCCATTGGCTAATTTGATTAATGTCCCTTTACCAAAACAACCGTGACCTGAAGCTACGGATGTACGACTACCATCAAATGCAATAGATTCAAAAAGTAATTCTTGTTGCCATGTGGGTTCGACACCTAATGCTTCTACGGCGAAAGCATAGATGTCGTAACGATAACGCTCACAAAGTTCCCACCATTCGGGAATTTCTTTTAATGGTGCCAAAGCCATACCGTAAAAACACCATTAATTAAAAGATTGAAAAAGGAAGCATTGTTGGATCTACAGCATCTTCTTCAAACTGATTCCCTTCAGTAATTGAAAAGCCTTTGGCAATTTTTGTACTAGCCCAAACTGCTAACAGGATTGCAATGTGGCCGTTGTTTAAGCTGCTGCTATCAAATTCCTGCTGAAGGCCGTTTTTATCGACTTTACGGATTTCAAGTACGTTCTTAGGGTTGTACTGGTTTAACTTCGGCTCAATTTCAATTAATTTTGCTCTGTAACGAGCTTGATAAATTGAAATCACTTCCTCTAAGTGGTCTTTAGCATTGAAACTTAATTGCCAATTCTGTACTTGGTCCGGTGAGTCAGTTACTACAACCGTTTGATCTCTTAAATCACTTGGTACAGGTAAATTTGAATAAACGGCTGTTTTTTGAATAACAAGCTCACCAGTATCCGCAAATGCGGCTCCAATGAGACGAATCGGTTGATCAGAAAACCCAGCAACACGACTGTCAATACGAATAATTCCAGACATTACATGTATCCTTAGCGCCGTTTGCGTTCTAACTTGGTTTGGCATTCAATGCAGAATTTCACGCCACCGAGTGCACGACGGCGCTCTGGTATTTCTTCACCACATTCAACGCATTCTTTTTCAGATTCGCCGTCAAAACGGCATCGATTTGCAATTTCTTGCTGCAATAAATAATCAGCACTTTCTTGTGCCTTATCGATTAAGTCAGTCATCTATACGCTCAACTGTAATTTCACCTGTTTCTCTGTCACCCTTCACACGTTGATGGTCGAGTGGCGTGTACTGATCAGCTTGCACTACAACTTTGTCGTTGATTGCGGGCTGTTCCGTTGCTGAGCCGTCAGGTTCATACCCATTACCCGTGTTTTGATCGAAAGGACCACCGAAACCGATAACGTTAGGTGTGTAACCCACAAGCTGAATATCTACAGTTGAGATAGAAAGATTGACTGCTTCGCTAGGTACGGGTGATGGAAAAAGTTCATTTTCAAAAACAGTGAAAGTTGAATTAACAACATGTTCATTCCATTGCTGAAATGGCACATTAAAACGGCGGTTATCACTGCTAGACATATACGCGCAAAATTGCCCAATGACTGAACGTAGATCGTTAGGATTCGTTGCAAAGAATGCGATTTGAGCTCTTACAGTAGTTGGTACCAGACGAACTTTTACCCGCTTCTCATCAATGACCGTTTCAACAAAATCTGGCACTGGTAGTAATTGATTAATATCTGGGGGTTGATCTGTTAGCGCTGTTGCAGTGAGCATTACTGGTAAAAGTACTTTCGATTCTTCATCATGCTTTTGGCTTTTTCTATATTCAGAAAGCATAGCTTCTGAATCGTCCATCATCCGTGACGGACATGCTTTAATAGCGTTGCCAATGGCTCTCAATTTCCAGTCAGCTGTTAATTGTGTTTCAGGCATATACCAAGCACGAAAATTGACAAGCTGCTTATACCAAGCGTTTTGAATGCATTTAAGCGAATCGTTGGGGTAATTCATTGTTACCCCCACACACTAAAAATACTGCCAAATGACTTTTTCGACTTTTTTGGTTTCTCTTTTACACTTGGTTGATCCATGGATTGCAAAATTTGTTCAGCTTGTTGCTGAACTGAATCAAAGCTCATCACAGGATTTACCATTCCCGTATAGAGTTCTTTTTTGCGTTCTTCTCTTAGTTGTTGTACTCGTTTTTGCCTATCAACTACTTCTGATAATTCACCCACTAACCCTTGAGCATTTCCTAACTCGTTTAATAGATGCAGCTGACTATTGATATTGTCGTATGTCTGTAAAATTTGATCTTCAAGTAATTGAGCAATAATAATTTCGGGCTTTGATAACTGGGAAATATCTGTTGCACTATCAAAGCAAGAAACAACGCCTTCAGGCTCTTCAGGTATGAATAAATCATCAAATAACTGACCATCCCCAACATTACTTGCAAAGTTAGGCAATAGGGCAAAATCGAATCCAAAAAAACCAGTTGGAATTAAGCGGCCACCAACATTTTTATAATTTACAGCTGTACTAAAGCCACCCGCTTGGGCTTTATACTGCTGTAAGGCAACCTCACCTGGTTCGTTTTCATAGAATTCTTCACGGTGTTCAACCGTACCATCTTTGAATGCACGTAATTCAATTGTTTTAAATGCACTAACTAGATATACCAACTTCCCCTTAATAATGACTGTTTCTGGCGGTGCCATCCCGAAACGCTGCCGGATTTGATGACCGTAATAACCTTGTAAAGAGTTAGTAGCCACCATTTCTTGAACATAGTCACTATTAATTAGATTGACCATTGCATCAACATCGACATTACTTCGATCAACACCGGTATATTTACGGCATCGATCATGTAGGTTGTAAGAGAGAACTTTAGTCTTTCTATTTTTGCTAGCCATAAAAAAAGCCCCAATGCTATGATTGAGGCTATTGTTTCAGTTGTTCTACAGTTGAAATTTAATCAGTTCCAGATCAAATCTTTTGATCAAACTTAATCAATTCTAATAGTTTGTCATGTTGTTTATCTTCAATAGTTGCATCAAAGATGTATCCACTTTTTAGTGAGATAAAAACATCATAAAAGCTCTCATAAACCATGCTGCCTCTATGATCACTTTTGGAGACTTGCAAACAATCCATTTGAGATAAGTCAATTAATTGAGAACAACCACGCTTTCGACAAAAAATACTTAATCGCATACTTCACCCAATTATTTTTCAAGTGTGCCTTCAACACCACGAGCACGGCGCTCTGCAGTACGCTTATTAAATTCTTCTAGCGCACTTTCCATATCAATAATGGCTTGTTTATTGAATTCGCTTGGGAATTTTTCATCTAAAGTTTTAGTACGGTGAATAAGTACTTTTAATAATGCTTCACTGGTAACCCCATTCACACCATGTTCTGGAATTGGGCCATCCTGAAAATGAAGACTGATTTCAAAATCTTTTGCGTTCTGAGTTTCTGGATTTGCTGAAATCTTATAGTAATGGCCCTGAGCATAAGCTGTAATGCCTTCAACCACTTCCCCATTAACAACTTTATCAATTTCTTGTGATTCTAATTCTCGGTTTGCGTAACCTAAGAAATGATCAATTAATAGGTTTTCTCCTTGATCATTGATTGGTTCTGCGATTCCTACTAAAACATTGTCTTGAGCTTGTTGCATATAAAAAAAGTCCTGAACTAATGAACAGGACTATGAAATCATTTTGTATTTGTGTACTAACTCAACAGTTCCAAAGCAATTAAAGGAAGTTATAAATTGCATAAGGCTTCGCTGCTATCGCTGCTGCAAAGCTGGTCGAGCCTAAGTCTCTATCAAATACCATCGAGTGAACTTTAACGACAATATTGGCTGGTACCAAACGTCGTAATATCGGTGACAGCTCTACCACTTCAGTTGCATCAACAGTTTTATCTAAAACAATTCTAATCCGACTTGTTAAGAAGTAATTTGGCTTTTCAAAATCAGACAAATAGGCTGGATATTCTTTTAGCTTTTCCAAGCTATGCCATAGCCGGATAATCTGAAAATGATCTTTCCCCCACAGCATTCGTAAAACAAACTCTAAAAACGCTATTCCTCTTTTATTACCCATGCTGCTCCAATTGGCATAAATAATTCGCATTAACGTGTCAGAGGTGTTATTTCGCCGTAATACAACAAGTCCGTTTTGTTTAGAGAACCGTTCTACAACTGTTTTACTACCGATATGAGGACAACCGTAATCCAATAAATCTTGAATGGACTGCTCAAAGTTTTGTGCAAATACTTGTTTAAATGCTTTAGCAAGTGCGGTTTGCAAGCCCGTACTTACATAGTGTTCATCTAGAGGCCGTGTAAAGCTTATAGGGTCCATGTAGCCCCCGAGATATCAGCGGTGCGTTCCAACTCAACAGTAATGCTGTCTTTTGTCACATACACCCACTCATTAGGCTTATTCAACTCATTTGAAAGCATAATGGTAAAGTCACTCATTCGGTCTTGGAATGCCACAATATTGTCATTGATAAGCTTTGACATTTCTTGTTTATTAAATCCATACATTAGCCATCTGCTAGAGCTAAGTGATTCACGTCCGTAACGCTCAACAAGTAATTCTTTGATCTGTGTTTTAACCATATCCGAATTATGTACAGAAGCCAAAGAGCCTTTAATTTTTACTTCAATAGGCTTTTCTACAACTTCATGTACATTCACTTTACCTTCATACAAGTTATCGCAATAACCAATATACCGACAGATATCTTGTTCTAATGTTGCTTGTTCAGCTGGGTTCTTCGCAACTACCACAAGGTTTAAATGATTTATGTCGCGATAAGTAACTTCGAAATGCTGTTCTTGAAGCGTTTCATTCCACACGGATGTAAACTGAGCCCGCTTCATGAACTTTTTACGGACAGCGTAATCAAAATTGCCCATAAATACTGCATCTTCATCATAAAGGGATGGATAGCTTGATAATAAACGTAATTCTGGTACAGCTAATGGATCTACACCCTCTCTAATCACTCCACCAGCTTTAAAACGCACTGATATGCGTTGTTCATCATTAGTAAGTACATCAAGTAAAGCAGCATCTTTTAAACGATTAACATCAACTTCCCCGTATGTCTCAAGAATTCCAATTATTACCGTTTCATTGGCTTGCAGAGTACGTCCAGCTCTATCAGAATCTCCAAACTCAATAAACAGTCTTCTTAGATTATCTGTAGTGACTGTTACAGCATATTCACCTGGTTCAACATTCATCCAGCGCGGCTTAATTACATAGTTATTATTGCCCTGCTTAATAGAAATATTTGCAAGTGAAAGGTCCTCTAAAAGATCTATTCGATATTTATGAAACCCCTCAGTAACTGGTACAACATATTTAATTTCACGGTATTCACTTTGTTCTGCAATTACTTCCGCCGTCTCACCAGCTTTAACAGTAATTGATTGAAGTAACCGCCAGACTCTACCGCCGCTATGGTCCTCAATCATTCGTCCTTGGCTTAAGCTGACAGCATTTGTTGATCGGTTGATGATTTCAATTAAGTGCTGACACGGCGTACCTATTGGCAAAATGCCTTTATTTGTTGCATCCGCAATAATAGAGCGGTCACGTGTTTTGGTGAATGGTTCAATTGAAGCAATATCGATTTCTGGACCAAGTGCAGTCAAAAAACTAGCCATAGAACGCAGCTGGTGAACGACTAGCGGATCTTGAGCTTTATAGCGTTCCTGAATCTCATAATCATCTATCGCTGCTTGGAGCTGGGCTTCAAAATCAGCTTGCGTTAATGTCATATGTCTCACCTGTTACTGATTTACCCAATCGATCTGCTACTTGGTTAAGATCTATATTCACATTCATGATGTTTAGATGAATATGAACCGTCTCAAAACCTTCGGTTTGTGAATACAGTGCTAATTGGTCAGAGTTAAGCTCAGATAATATTGGTAGATCTTTTTTCATCTTAATTAGAAAACTATCTGCAACCCTTGAGTCCAAAGGTGCCATTAGCAAATCATAAAGAGGTGCACCAAAATCTGAACCATACTTTCCATTGACCGGATGATTAAGCCAGTACTCAACCATGTCTAAAATTGTTTTAGATGTGATCATTAAGAAGTTGCTCTATTACTGAAAATCATCATAAGCTTTACTAGTATTGCGGTGCCAATCTGGTAAGTTGAAAAAATAGTGAAATAGATAATGAATATCCAAAATGAAACGCTTAAAGCATCAAAATAAGAAGCAACGTAATAGATTCGCCAATCAACAAGAAGAATAGTGACCAATACACATGCCATGCTTATGAAATACATATATCTAATTTCTTTAAATAAGCGGCTTATAGGCAAATGGCGTAATTGTTTTATAGATGTCGCTTTATTCTTACTATTCCATCCAGTTATAACTGAAAGATAAGCTAAAAACGCCAGAATTAAGACAATATCGATACCGATCTGAATTTGCATAAAAAACACCCTTAATAAAAACTGTATTAAGGGTATTGCTTTTATAATTATGTAAGCGGGAATGGTTCCAGATTTGAAAATAAGAAATGCATGGATTATTATATATACAAAGCCCGCTCCACTTATGACACGAGAACGTATAGGGTCATAAGTGTAGGTTAGAAGATGTCGCAACCCATCTCTAACTATCGGGCTTTTTTTAATACACTTCAAAAGCTGTTAATAACCACGCATTACCACCTTCCCGCTTAATCAAAGAAGCTTCATGTGAATTAAAAACAATATTAATTCGTGTTGATAATCCACGTTCTGTTCGCCGTTGTGTACTTCCTTGAGCAATTGTCTCCACAATATTATCTACTAACATATGTACAACATCTTCATATGTCATGCCGTCACTTTCCATACGGCGCTTGATAATATGCTTAATGCCCTGTTTATCGCTGCCATATTCAAAATCCACCCAGCCTAGATCATTGCGATACATAGCTCTATGAACTGTGGTTTTTTCCATAATGGCTTTGTTCATCGCAGCTTTACCACGTGTGATATTTGCTGTAACTGATTTGATTGGACTCGCGCTATCAAATTCAGGCTTTCCCGATTCGGATTGACCAGCCTCCGAACTTATACCTAGTTGTTGCTTAGCATGTTCAATTTGTTCCTTCAGTTGGTCACGCTGAGCTGTTTGTTTTGCTAAATCTTCATCTAGCTTTTGTTCTTGTTCTTGTACTTCTTTAATTTTCTGATCTACAGAAGTACGGCGCGGCGGCAAACTAACTTTTTCCCGTTTATTTTGTTCTTGTATCTTAGATTGTGCTTCACGAATAAGCTTAGCTACCCCAGCCACGGCGTTTTCAAATGTTGGCTTATAGTCATCACTAAAATCGCCTGATAGCACAATTACTTTGTCATTCAGTTCGGCCTTGACCACATCTGCTAAAGCTCGAACATAAAGCGTAAGTATTGCACCACCAGAAAAGAATAAAGCTACTGGTAAAACACTAACACCAGCAACGCGCTTAATTTTGCGAAACTCAGGTGTGACAATAGTTTGCCCTGTTGCCTTTTCTAATGCAGATTGGATCTTTTTAATATATGGAGTAGTAGCTGTTACAGCTGCAAGATTAAGACTGCCCATGAAAAATAACCTCATTAATATGAGATTATTTTGCAATTTATCTAATCAGTGATAAGAAAGTGGTTCCATAAAAAATTTTAAATCATGTTTAAAAATTATTTATATTGAAATCTTTATTAACTTCTAAGAATATCCTAAATAAATTGAATGTTTGGAATTTATGAATGCTACAAATTTGTACAGGAAAACTTTATACCCGAGAAATTGAATATCGAAATAATTTAAAAGGGATTATTTATACAAATTTAAAATTATTTCGTGATGAAAAAATTCAGACTAAAGCAGGCACAATACTATCTGTTGAAAATGCAGAAGGTCCAAATACTGTTATCTATGAAATAGAAGAACTAGTTGAAGAAACTGAAAGTAAACCAGGAGTTCTAATTTCTCATGGGATTAGTTATTTAATTTTAGACTTTTCTACAATTCTTTCCTTTACTTTAAATTGTACAGCTTCACCTAGTCATTCACTTACGGAACGATTGCTAAGCGATGAACGAGGGGTTTCTACTCATACATCACCAAGTAAAATGATTAAAACCGTTTTTGACAAAAATATTTTCTGCCAAGAAGAAGATCAAAAATTTTTTATAAGCTTCACTAATCATTTAATTGGACTAGAACGTAAAACGTTTTTAGGTGTAATGAGTTCAATTCGAACATATGTTACAGGCATGCATCGAATCGCCGATGATTTTGAATTAGCCTACACTCTACTCGTTGCATCAATTGAATCTCTTGCACAAAATTTCGATGGTCACCAATCAACTTGGGAAGATTTCGATCAGCTTAAAAAAAAGAAAATTGATGAAGCATTAAATGGATGTGAAACTGAAATTGCTCTAAGAGTTAGGGAGGCAATATTAAGTTTAGAGCATACCTCTTTAAGAAAAAGATTCGAAGCATTTGCACTTGAACATGTATCTCCTTCTTATTTTAGGGAGGATGCTGATTTTGTACTAAATCCTATTGCTAAATTAGATTTACCGACAGCCCTTTCAAATGCTTATCAAGCTAGATCAAAATATGTGCACAATTTAATAAAATTACCAAAGCAATTAATCTTTGCTGAATATTCTGAAACGTGTTCAATAAACGATAAAAAATGGCTTACCCTCCAAGGGTTATCGAGACTTGCAAGGCATGTAATTATCGAATTTGTTATGAAACAAAAAATTATTGAAAAAGAACCATACGATTATTCTTTAGAACGATCTAATATTTTACAAGTGCATTTAGCACCTCAATATTGGATTGCATATCCTGACTTTAGCATAGGTGCTGGGATTCAAAAGCTGGAAGGGTTTCTTTCTCAGCTAAAAGAATGTTTAACAAATGTTCCTGATGCGAGTGTAACTGACTTATCAAACGTTTTAGACGAATTTGAATCTAAAATTGATACATTAAAGCAAGCAGATAAACATGCTTTTCTAGCTTTATACATAATTTATAACGCATATTTGAATAAAACATATGAAGACCATGAACAACGTATAAAAAAAGCAAGAAGATTTATTAAGAAACATCAAAAAAAGATTTCAAATCCTTGCGTTGAAGGTCTTATAGTTAACAGTTTGCTAATACTTGATATTCAATGGGATATTGAAGAACATGAAAAATACTTACAACAATATTTTAAAGATAGAGATAAAAAATTAAAAATAAGATGTCCAGATATATTTGAATCAGGAATGATTCTTCAATTAGCTGAACGTTATCGAAAAGATGGTAATCAGATAAAGGCAATTGAACTAATTGAAATGGCCGTTGAAAACCTACCTTCTCACAAAGAACTACGCAATTTTGAAAACGAATATAAAAAATCTCCAAAAAAAATTGATAGTAAGGAAATATTATTCCCAATCATTGAGGAAAAAAGCCCATAAAATTAAGTAAATTTAAGTTCTCATTTTATTCATTAATGAGAACTTAAATTAAGTAACGGAGAGCTCTTTATAATCTTTTAAGAAATGGGATTATAATCAACTAGGTTCATTTCCTGATCTGCACTCTTGTATATCTTATAATTCTTTAATCCGAGTTTCTATCTTTAGCACATGGTAACCAAATCAAATCTGATCCTGCAGCATTTTGATTTTCTGAACCCCAACACCAACCACCATTTTTTATATCAACATATAAAGCATCTCTTGCGTTACAGCTTTGAATTGTTTTGGGGTCATCACCCGAACCACCACGGCATGAATCATTGAGCTTTTCAAATTGAGAAATTTTGTTTTGAATGATTTTAGGAAGTTCAGAAGGTTGTTTTTTCAGATAATCGTTTATACCTTGTATTGATAGGTCACCAGCTTGATAGTAATGAACATAAATAATCGGCAACTCTTCAATTTGATTAGTCGTAGGGTTCGTATAAGTAAATACATCTGACGGCGCTACAGTGCCTTTAAATGCGATTATATCTCCTTCTATTACCCTCGCTTTTTCATTCGGGTCAAAAACCAGTACTGCTAAGTTACCATCGAAATTAGCTTTATTTCCGATTACACCATATAGACCAGCCTTTTGATTAATTAGAGGCCGTGTTGATACCAAAGCTAAAGTGTGATTATCAACTTTTTGGATTGAATCAATACTCGCTGCGCCTACTACCTTTGTACCTACAGCATAATCATGAAATCTGATAGCTCTATAGGTTTTGTCATCATTTATTAAAATACTTTGATTCAAAAAATCAGATTCATTTAAAGATGAGAAATCATAAGTTGCTTCCGCTTTAACTGGTTCTTGCATTGCTGATTTAGAACCTTCAGCTGGTTGCTCATTATTTTTATTACAACCAGCTAATGCAAGCATAGTAATTAATACCGTTAAATTTAAAGCTCTAAGAGTCATTAATAAACTAACCTTCTAAGTTTCCCATTCCTATTCCACCAGTTAAAGCATGGGCTAGGTATCTATCATTTACATTCTGACCGATATTACCATTATTTCCATTAACAACAACGACTTCCTGAGGATTTGGTGTATTAAGTGGCTGTTTAAAGGCTGGTATTTTTGTTATAGGAATACTTTTTAAGCTAGTTACATTTGAGCTTTGATCCCTGTTTGAAGTTGGTATATGTGGAGTTCTAGAGCTCAGTACGCCTGAGAGTTTTCTACTTGTTTGGTTATAGATATTCTCCTGCTTTTGCTCAACCTTAGAAGCGCTCTTTACTGTTTTAGCTTCAATATCTTTTAACGTTTTAGAGTTATCTTGCTTATCTGTGAGTAGTGATCTTTTACCAGCATCAACATGGATATTTTGTGCCATTGCAGAACGTTTCATAGCTTCAGCTTCAGCTGCTGCTGGTCGCTCATAATATCGAGAAATAATAGCGCCAGCTTGATTAGCGGTTTTAGATTGTCTTAACTTTTTACCTGCAGATGATTCATTGTTATTTAATTCCCAGTTAACAAAAGCTAATTGTTCTTGATATGAGGATTGACGAATATCTTTACCAAACTTTTGTTTAAATTTAGCTTGTCTATCAGGATGCCATTGACCAATTCCAAAAGCTTTACCACTATCACCTATAGCCGTATGTTTAAAGCCACTTTCAGCTTCAAGATTCGCAACTATTCCAGCAGCTTGTTCAGATGTCCAATTTCCCCCTTCCTTGCTTGTGAAAAACTTTAATGCCTCATCTCTAGCAGATGATCTATTAACAGGTTGTGCAATAGTGGCACCATATTGTGCTACACCAGCATTTGCACCAAAACCCAGCTTATAAACGCCTTGGCCGATGCCCCATGTTGGAACACCGTCATGGAATGGATTAAATCGGTTAAATTTATCCTTAATGAAATCTAAAGTATCGCCAGTAGTATCTTTAACTCCGTCTACAACTTTTGAAGCTGTACCTTTCGCCTGTTCGAAAGCATTAGACGCATAACTTAAAAATCCTTTCCATGCACTATTAATAATACCTGGTACATCTGCAGCTATTAAAGAATCTGTCCACTCTTTGAAATACGGCGCAACTACGGTTCCTAGCTTATTCCCAATCCAAGAACCAGTCATGCCCCCAATTAATGTACCAGCTGGACCAAATAAAGAACCGACAGTACCACCAATTACTCCACCTGCAAGACTACCAACTGTACCGCCCTTTTCTTGTGTGCTTTGTTCATTCCAATCTAACAATGATGCTCCAGCAGCCAGTGCACCAATTACGGGTAGTCCACGGCCAAACTTAAGAAGTTTACCCAAGCCCTTTCCTAATTTCCCTACACCTTTCTTTCCTTTGCCTAGAGCACCACCTAGAAGCCCACCACCAGCAGATAACACGGAAGTAAGTAATTTCCCTAGAGAACTTAATAAACCGCCTCTAGCAGCTAAATTATCGGCAATTCGCTGCAATAACTTTATTTGTTTACGGTTATGGCTCTCATGCTCTCTTGGTAATGGTTCATTACGTTTTTTACTACGCATCAATCCAGTTAATGGCCGCAAGGCTAAACCAGCAGCACGGCGTACAGGTGAAAGTAAGTGACCAACTTCATTGATTGCATCAACTGTAGGATCTACACCTTGCGGTGAGTTCGGCATTACACCCTTTACCGCCGTGGTAATTGTTTGTGCAACTTTGCTAATAGCGGATTGGTTTTTAACATCATCTTGATTAGAAACAAAACGTCCGTTCTCATCACGTTCTGGTGTAGATGAGCTTACGACCTTATTCAAATCTTCATGGCTATTAATCTCTATAGCTGGCTTTCGTGCCTTAGGTCGGTTGATTTGTTCTTTATTTGCTGAATTAAGGTCACTAACCGATTGCTCCAATACATCTGCAAAGTCTTTCACCAACTTATCGGCTACAACAAAAGACTGCGTGATAGGATTTGCTTTTTCTTTTAATAAATCTTCAAAGTCTAGAGCTTGTCTATTATTGACAGCATTTAGCATCTTTTGAAATTCAGTAAGTTTTGGCTGAGGCTTAGCTAACTGTGTTTTTTGCTCTTCAAAGCTTTGAGTAAGAATATCTATGATTCTTTCAATATTTGAATCAATCGCACTTACTTTTTTTTCAACTCGTTTCATCCCGATGATGAAGCCCAGCTCATCGTATGATAAAACTGGATTATTGTGATTTGAATCTGCCATAACAAAAATGCCCCATTTTGATATAGGGCATTTTGGATAATTTTTTTATATAAAATCCTATGAAGTTCCTATTGTTATAATTCTTAGACAGGCCATCTAACCTCCAATTTAAGTGTGCTTGGTGTATGAATGCCAGCATTTGCTTGGTATCCATCAGCTCTTAAGACGTTTACCACAGTTTCTAACACATTTAATGGGACGAAATCTGGATCAAACACTCGAGTTAAATCACCACTGCTTGGATTATTTTTAATAAATTCATATACCTGATTTAGTAATGATTCAGAAGTCGGTTTCGCAGTTTGAGATGCCAGTTTAGTTGCTTCAGCTGCAGTAATACGATTTGATGACATTTGAAAGTCTCTATTAAGTTATTGGTTCTTATTAATATAGTCAGACTAGGGTGAAAACATGGGAAGTATTTTTAATTTTCGTCATCATTTGTTCAATAGTTATGCAAAAGCCCTCCATTTGGGAAGGCTTTTTAAAGTCATTAATTAAAACTATTTACGCATTTCTTTTACGACCAATATAGAAAAGCCAAGAGGCATAAAAAATATTAAAAAAGTGCTGGCAATAATAAGACCTATTGCAAGGAAATCGAAAGCTACTCCAGTTTGAATTAAATCCATTGGAGCAAAGAAATAATCTATTGCGTGTTGTTGCATTTTTATAGCAGGTGGGAAAAAAACTTTAAATGCAATTAAATAGGTGATTAAAATAACCAAATACGCCCACCATGGTAGGGGATCATTATCCTTTGGATTAGTAACTTGATGAGACATTTTTGCTCCTTAGTTCTAAAGGCTGTCAATTTATTGTAGATTTCAAACAAATAGTATATTCATTACTCAACTATATTCCAGTTCAATTTTCACTTAGTTTTTCATCTTCAGGATCTACTTCACCGGCTTCAATTAAGGCAAGCTTACGCATAAATGCTTCTTCTTTTTTCCGCTTCATATTAGCCTTGGCTAATGCCATACGCTCTTCTGCGCCTGAGATAACAGAACTTCGGCGTGCCTGAACTTCCGATTGATCTTTCAAATCATCAACATCTAAACCCCAGAACATTGCTTCAGTTCGAGCAATGTTAGAAATGCTGATACTTTGTTTAACGTTCAAATCAACCACTTGACTAATCAAGCCCATTTTAAACTTAACCAGCGCCAATTCATCTTCAGTAGGATTATTCAGATTAAGTACTTCATCTCTAATATGAATAACGCTATCGATAGTGTCTGTAATTAACTCCCCGAGCTTATGAGCTCTAATACGGTTATTTTTGACAACCAAAGCTGACTTTAGATAGTTCTCGTTGACTGTAGAACGCCCGCCGTTGTTATGACCACTATTTTTTGAGTTTTGACTATTAAATTCAGCAATATTTGACGTTTTTTTGACAGATTTTTGACTATCACTTTTTTCTGATTTTTCAGTGCCTTGTGTATCATCTTGACCATTGTTTTTTTTGGTCAATTTTTTAATCTCTTTATTAAGCTCTTGGGCTGTCTTTTTGACTAGAGATTTAGCTTTCTTTTTCCATTTCTCAGCAAGTGCTTTACGGCGTACAACGGATGGCGAAGGCATCTCACAACCGAGTTCTTCGCCAACCTGATCAACTAAACCTTGCCACGTAATCTTAGGAGAAGATTCATAGACTTCTTTTAGCCGGTTCCAAATTTCTTCCGAGTATTCAATCTTGCGAGCCATTAAAGTCTATCCCTTAATCAGTAAATAGACCTATTTGTTTTACTTCAGCTATAGCTTGTTGCTGTAAAGAAGCCTTGCTAAAACGTTTTTTATTTTGGATAAGATCAATTAGAGCTTTTTGCTGTAAATCGTTCTCTTCACGTTGGAAAACATCATCGATAGCCATTTCTAAGTTACGGATTTGTTTCGCACGATTTTGTTCACACTCACGAACGATACGCATAAGAGTGTGAAGTTCTGGTAAAACCTTTTCTTGAATAGATTGATCTTGCGATAAACATGCTTGAATGAGCCCTTTTGAGGCTTCAAGTAACTCAACCGTTAAGGCTTTAGGGAAAGAAGTAATATGCTGTGCTGCAGCCATACTTAATTGAAATGCCATGGCTTGAGTATATTCACTCATCATTTCACCAAGACTGTTAAACAGAATACCAGCTACAGAAGCCGTTTTATCTAGTTCAGGTTCAATTGTAAAACCAAGAACCCAGTCGGCTGAAACACCATATTTTTGACATAGCAAAGAAAGTAATTCTGCATCAGGCATTAACTTACCGTTTTCAATTTCACTCATTCGATTTTTATGTGGAGTACCGAATATCTCTAATGCTACGTCTTCTTGACGTAATTGAGCCATGTCACGCGCCATTGCAAGTTTTCTACCGATAAGTACTCGACGTTGCAAATCGCTCTTTTTCGCCATTTAAATGCTTCTCCCAGCTAACCAATCAAAATCTACAGATTGTGACAACCAATCAGTTTCATCAGTAAACACGCAAGAAAGCCAGACACAACCGTTTTCACATGGTTCTGCCAGCTTAATTTGTTCACTTATGAAAATATTGTCGTCTTTGAATAACAAGCCATCACCTTTGACACTATCAATAATAAGTTTGGGATAGTTATCAATATCAAATCGTGGATATGTCTTAGCGCTGTAAGAACGAGTTTTAAGTGGTGGTTGAACAATTAACCGTATTTCACAAAGTTGATCGATAGCTTTTAACTTAAGTGCTTTAAACATAGGTCCATATTGCTTTTGAACCTTGTCTTTATATTTTTTAGCACCTACAGAAAGACTATTTCTTTGCTTTCCGTTCTGATCAATTGTAGCCCGCCAAATCTCGTTAGCGCTTAAGCCATAAGGCAATTTGATTGTGATGTATTGCTTACCAGAAATGATAACACCGCCTGTGCTTCCCCTATATATACTATTTTCACCATCATTTTCTTTTTCTATATGGCACGGGAAAAACACATGTTTAGATGAGCTAGTTTTTTGCTTTTTAACTTTGTCATGACCTGATGAAAAACTGAAATCCTTAAAGAGTTCCTGTCTTTTATTATTAGAGAAAAATTCACTCCACTGACGGCGTTTAGAACGTGATGACATTCTGAAAAACTCAATTAAATTTTATTTAAGTGATTATTTATTAATTGTTATTACGTCGTTCGGTACAGTTCCAATTATAAAAATGAATTTTAGATTTAGTTCTTATATATAAATTGATTAAATTTTATTTTATAGTGAATTATTCACATTTAATCTCAACTTTTAATTTTCAAGATAACTTAAAATGACTGAAATACATGATCAAAAACCAAAAGTATTTATTTCATATAGCTGGACAACACCAGAGCATGAAAAATGGGTAGATGAATTAGCTCATTCTCTTCACGATGCTGATATACATGTAATTTTTGATAAATGGGATTTAAGACCTGGACAAGATTCAATAGCTTTCATGGAGGGCATGGTTTTAGATCCTAGTATTACTAAAATTATTATGGTTATTGACCAAAAGTATACCGAAAGAGCAAATAATCGATCAGGGGGTGTTGGAACAGAATCGACCATTCTCTCCCAAGAACTTTATTCTAGAAAAGAAACCAAAGATATTGTTGCAGTTATCGCTGAACCTGGGGCAAAACCACCAGTATTTTACTCAAGTAGAATATATATAGACTTATCAGACTCAGATAACTTTCCAAATCAATTTGAACAACTTGTCCGTTGGATATATGGAAGATTTGAATATGAGCGTCCAAAGAGATCAGGTCAAAGACCTAGTTACATAACAGAAGATGCCAATGATACTTCCTTAAGAACTAATACGGAATACCGTTTTGCTCTAGATGCAATCGAAAAAGGCAAGTCGAATATTAGCGGTTTAATTAATACTTATCTTTATAAATTTTTAAGTGAGTTAGATAAATTAATTATCAATGAAAATGATGAAGCACTAGCTTTGAAAGCAGTTCTAAAAAACTTTAATTTAGTTCAACCCCATATAAGAGAATATAAAAACCTGTTAAATTCTTTATGTATCCACGCACCTGATCAAAAACATTTTAAACATTTTAAAAAATTCCTAGAATTAACATTAAAATTTTTAGAAGTTGAACCTAATCAACCATACTCCAGAGCAAATATTTCACTCTTTGAATCAATTATTTATCAAATATTTACTTCTACATTAGCAATCTTTCTAAAAAATGATGAACTTTCAGCAATAGAAGATTTACTTGAAGAAATTTATATCTACTCTCCAAAACATTTAAAAGTTCACTCTAGGGAACGTTCTACTAGTTTTGAGATTTTTGCACCTTATGAATGTATTAATTATCTAAAAAGTATTTACCCAGATAAAATTGAACCTATTAGTGAATTTCTAAAATTAAATATTGATAATGAAATTGTGAATTTTGATGACTTAGTTGATATAGATATAATTCTTTATCTTAAATCAGCTGCAATAACAATTCTAGAAAGCAAAACACATATAATGTGGTGGCCGCATTTAGCACTTAATAAAGGATGGAGACCCCGCCCATTAACAATTTTTTCTAAGGCTGAAAAAAAATCTAAATATGATGAGCTTGTAAAACTATTTAAATTTGAAGATTTAAGCTTTATTGAAACTATTTATGAAAGAAGAGATTCTGGTGTGTGGGGAGATGTTTATCTTCCTCAATGGAGAAATGGTTGTGGATTCCTGCAATTAAAAGAATTGACTAACTATGAGGTATTAAAAAAATATAATTTAGCTAGTTTAACGATAATTTAAATGTAAAAAAAGTCCGCACCTTGGGGAAGTTGCGGACTATAAACTACAAAAACTAAAGCGTTAACTAGTTCTCATAATATAATGTAGAAATTGATAATTTTCAACATATAAACTCTTTAATATTTTTTCCTAATCATCTTTTCAACAATTTTGCAAGCTTCATGAAAATTAATGTCATAGCAAAACCAAAATTTATATGTTTTATCATCGAGAATATGGCTCTGGATAAAATATTCTGACTTTTTCTCTGGATCAATCTCGGTTGCTTTAAATGAATAAACATCCTTCTCAACTACTTGTCCATCGAGATCACCACCTATACAAATTTTCATAAATTAGCCAACAAGAGTTAAGAATTTGATTGTACTCTTATTAAAGAAGGTTTCAATTACTGAGATTCCAAGTTTTTTGCTCCAGCAAAAAGTGTTTCACTTATATCCTTATGAGAGAAAATTTCAATATAAGGTACATAAGCCTCATTATTATTAACTAAAAAGCCCAATTTATTTCCAAATTGAAAATTTAGTGTGGTGAAATATATTTCAAATAAATAACCTTCAAACACTAATGTATACATAAAACCTTTAGATAAATCTTTTCTAAATGGGGAAATAATAATTTGCTTTATAAGAATTTCATCAAAAAAATTAGAGCTGTCTTTAAGTAACCGCATTCTCACTTTCAACAATTTTGGATCTATTTTAATTTTCTTCTTGAGGATTCCTATTAAAACTTTATCTAATTCTGGAAAAGTTATACATTCTGTAAAGGCTTCATGATCGGAATGTGAAGCTCGCCAATAGATAGAAAAAATGAATAAAACAATTTTTTCAACATCTACATTTTTAAATGTAACACCATCGGGTTCTTCATTTATTTCAATTTCTTTTCTTTTTCTTCTTAAAGCAGCAATTGAATAATTTTCATATTCCTCATTAAAAAATCTCTCGCAATTACTACATAACAATCGTGTATACCATGTATCATTAGTTTGTATCACAGTGTTATTTCTAAACTCAAATTGTGTAGCGACATTTTTATAAGAGTCACGCAATATGCTGCTGAAAAAAGTTTTACCAATTACATGAGAACGTTGTAATTCTTTTTCTTCGCCGCAAAGTTTACAAATACCTATTGTCATACAATTTCACTAATATAAAAAAGCTCACCAATAGGCGAGCTTAATCGATTTTTTATTTAAAAACCATACTTTACATACTATCGTTGGGTATGCCAGATCCTTTCACCTGTAGTTTCCGATTGTCCAAAACCACATAATAAACATGCGACATCGTACCCATGTACACATGGTTCTGGAATCAGCTTTACATCTGTTGATGGGCATCCAAAAAAACCACCTTTATCAAGCCTACCAATTAGAAAATCGTTATCTTCATCTACCCTATCAATCATGCCAATACCGAAAATATGAGTTCCATCAGTTTCCATACTGTTAGATGATTTGAAATCAACATAAACTCTATCACCACGCTTGAATTTTGGATTTGAGATTAATTTGTCGTTCTTACTATGATCGGAATGCTCTACAAAATTCTTTACTTTACTATCTTCCAATTTTTTTATTTTTATTTGATACCGGCGCTCAGGTAATAATTCTTCTGCTTTATAAATACGATGCCCAACCGCTAATTCTTTAGGGGTGGCATGACGCTCCACAAGACTATAAGCCACTGCTTTTCCACACTTCATAATGAATCCATTGCCAATATGCGAATAGTGATTAATTTGATAAATAACTGAATCTGAATTATCTAATACTACAAAATCACCGGAGTTAAAGTTATTCATTGGCCCAACTCCACTTTCATACCGTCAAACTCTTTTTCGATTACAGACATCCCACGTGTAACAGCTGCTTGAGAAGGCAATTTTTTGAAGTCAATTTCATTAACTTCATGGCAGCGCTTACACATGAACTTGTTTTTCTTTTCAAGCTTCGCCTGAATTACTCTTACCTCAGCTAACATTCGGTTATTACGATCTGTCACTTGGTTAAGTTGTCTTAAGTATTTACCTATCCAATCAACAGGGTTTAATTTTGTCTTGCAATCAATGCAAAGTATTTCGCTCTCTTCTTCCGAAATTTGAATATGTTTATGATCACATTTCCTTAATTCCCGTTTTGGAGTGAACTTAATAATTTGTTGCACTTCATCAATTTGAATTAGCTGCTTATCTTGAAAACGGTTCATGCTGCAGCTCCCTTTTCATGACTTGATCGTTTTTGATATTTACCCTTAGATAAATTCGGTCGATAGGCATTGTCATAACATCCTTTACAAGCTGAATCTGGTCGATGTACAACTGATCCATCTTTAAGTTTTGCTTTAACCATGAACCAAAATTCAGAATCAACGGGCCAATATTCTTGACAATGTTTGCAAAGCTTCTCTTTCCCTAGATCTGTGAAGATATATCTAGGTTTTGCAGATTGTGTTTGTATTTCTTTAGGAGCAACAACCTCAGAACTTTTAAAAGTACTTGTCTCCATAGAGTTGCTTTGCAACATCGCAAAAATACTTCGTTGCTGGCGCTGGCGTTGTCTTAGTCTCTTCATCATGCTGCGTCCCCAAAAGCAAGAGATTTACCGTTCCCTATAATTTGATCAGCAATCCAAAGCTGGCGTAATTTTTCCTCAGCTACCCCACTGTTTACCCACTCAGCAACACTCAAGAATTCTTTATATGCAGACACACTTTTAAATTTTGAGGAAGTGCTTATATTTACTTCTATCAAATCGATCCCAAAACCATCAGGGATATTTTTGTTTTGCTCTAATGCCATTAATATCTCAGTATTTAATCCTTTCCAGCCTTTTCTACGTAACCCACCACCCACATCAACATAACAGTCTGCTTTTCCTTCTGAAAACTCAAAATAATTCATTTTCGGTGCGGTAAATGGCTGGTTTATTATAAGCTGCCCTTCATATTCATCAGTTCTATCTGACATAGTGATAGTGAGCTCAACATTCCATTGCTCACACTCTTCAACATGTTCAAGGACTTGAACAATTGCTAAATCTTGATAACCATAAGCCGCAATACTGAAGTGATAAGGTATTGTTAAGCGATTAGGGAAACGCTCAAGTAACTCTGCCTCTTCAACTTTCTTTGCTTCGATATAATCCCGTACGTCTTTTGAAACGAATCGCATGCTGAACTCATATTCTTGAGCAGCTTCTCTACCCAATTCAGCCTTTCTCTGATTTGCTTGAACTTGCGCAGGTGTAAGCTTATTTGGATTGTATTTTTTTGAGCGTTTTTTGCTATTTGAGTTAGATTTCATTTTCACATTCCCCCTTTAGCATTTAGCTTTTCTGCAACTAACTGATCCGCAATTTTCTTCACATATTTCCATGTGAAATATTGATCAATTTCTGACTTACCTTGATAAACCCGTTTAAGTTGAAAAGCTGTAACTGCATAACCGATCTCAAAAGCTAATAATTGCCAATCTTCTTCAAATACCTTAGCAAACCTACTTAAACCTTCTTTTTGTGCCTGTATACGCATTTGACGCTCATCTGGTCCACGTTTTGTCTCTGACTTAGGCTTAGTTTTTACAAAACCTGAGGATATGGCCCAAGTAACACAAATTTCACAGCGGCAACCCATTCGTTTATAAGCGCGCGGATTTCCATGAACCATAGATTCAAACTGCTTTGGTTGAACTGGTTGAATTTTATTACCAGGGTGTTTCAACCATTTTTTAACTTCTTTTTCGAGCGCTTTACGCTCTTTTGATTTGGCTGCTACGTTTGAGTAAGCAACTAATGCGTATTCAGATTTTTTCATATCAACAAATGCGTTCACTGTGCTTTACCTCCCCCTATACGAGCATCATCCCAATCACATTCAACAATATCTAAGCCATCATGTTGGAATCTTGACCAAAGCCGGTCCCCAAGATCTTCGCGGACCTCAGAAAGACTTAGGTTTGAAATCACTACTGTTGGCTTCAACTCGTCATAACGAGTGAGTAGAACCTTATGAACACTCTCAAGAAGTTGAGGACGTTTTTCAGCACGGTCATGTAAACCGTATTCATCAATAATTAATAAATCTTTTTTCACATAGCGTTTTAGCGCTTCATCTTCACTATCACCACTACGGCGATAGGCACCCGCGATATCTTCAGCTAAGTCTGCAGATGTTATGTAGATAGCCTCCGAATTTTTGATGATGATATTTTTCAGAATAGATGAACCTAGATGGGTTTTGCCTGTACCAGTGCGACCAACGAGGAGTAAATTTCTAAAAACACCTGCATTAAAATCCATTGTGAATTTTTCACAAGTTTTACGTGCTGTGTCTTGCCCTTTGTGAGTTACAGCATAGTTACTAAAGCCGCTTTTTACATGTCTTTTAGGAATACCAGCTCGAGCCATTTTCAAATTTAAAATGCGATTGTTCTTATCGCTTTCATATTTTTCATTTGACTGCTTCATGATTTTTTCAACACAAGACTGACAAACGATTCGACCATGTACATTGATCATGTGTTCTTTGTGGATATTACAGATCTGGTTTGTATGGGAAATTTTATATTCCAATTTTTGAGGCATTGCGTTCATATCAATTCACCCTCCACAGCTGTGTGAGCAACCGGTTCATATTTTTTTGGTGCTCCCCATTGATCATTTACGTTGCGGGGTAACGATTGATGGCTTGACTGTTGACCAGTAGTCACTTCGGGATTTTCGTTTAGGTACCAAGATGCTTTGAATGCACCCCAAGGATTTTGTCTTTTTAAACAATATTCGACCGCTTGCTGAAGTGTGATTCCTGCTTTTTGAGCTTCATTCAAAAGTGCGTCAAAAGCGTTTTCGGTGTTTTGAGCTTTCTTCGCTTTACGAACTTGTAAGAACTCAGCAGCGTCTTTCTCAGGTACACCATTTTTTTTCAAAGCACTCTTGAAACTAAATTTTGCTTGAGTCGATGAATCAACTTCGCCAACGGCGGAGTTGTTATTACCTTCTGGATTCTGATTAAAGGATTCAGGATTCAGTGAATCAGGATTCAGATTAAAGGATTCAGGATTCAGGGCGTTTTGGTCTGAGATAGAAACAGTTTTAGAACCGTTATCCAACTGTTCTTGTGTGTTTCCACTACTGTTTGCTTGATTCGATTCGCTATCTTGATAACTGTTTTCCACAGCAGAACCAGTATTTTGAGGGGCAAAAGGACCTGTTTTATCGTAAAAATGCTTTAAATCAGCTTTATTTAACTGAATTGCCTTTCCAACAATTGTTTTGTTTTTTGGATTACGTTGATAGACAGTGTAGATGCCATTTCTGTCAGGTAGCTCACTATCTTTCTCAAGACCATGTGGGTTTTGATGTTTAACAAAGTTAACGATATGGATAACATCAATACCATCAGCGTTATATAACTCGATAAAACCGAACTTAGAAATGTTCTCTAACTGTTCTGCAACGTTTATATCGTCTGCAGGAAATAAAGACATTTTGATTTTCTTAGGTCGATTTTCGAGTCTGCCTTCGCGATCTGCTAAAGTCCAAAGCCCTATAAATAGCAATCGAGCTTCATAAGGTAATTCAATAATGTCTTCATTCATAAAGAATGAGGGCTTAATATTTCTAGATCTTGCCATTTCTTAAGCTGCCTCATGGTATTTTGTATAATTACGATTAACTGTCGTAAAATTTGATCTAGTTCCCAAATAATTAGACATAGCAAACCCCTTCTAGAGGTAATTCCATATTTGTTTGGTTTTGAATCTCAGACAGTCTTTCCTTCTGCAAAGACTCGTATGCTGGATTTAACTCACAGCCTAAATACTGTCTATGCAATTTCTTTGCTACGGCTGCAGTGGTACCACTGCCCATGAATGGATCAAATACCACATCATTTACTCGAGAACCCGCCAAGATACAGGGCTCAATTAAATCCATTGGAAACGTGGCGAAATGCGCACCTTTGTATGGTTTAGTCGAGACTTGCCACACAGAACGCTTATTTCTGGTGAGAAGGTCATAATTACTTTCTTTTCTGTCTGCACGGTGAGTACCCATATTTTGATTAGGGTGAACAGCAGCTCTCTTACTATTAATTCTTTTAAAACTATCTCTTGAAGATCTCGAGTAAACAGCTTTCATTGGTCCGTTATGTTTACTAACAACACGTGTACTGCCCTGTTGTTGATCAAGATTTTGAGAAAGTCTTTTAATAGAGCTTTCAGCAACCGGCTCTTTAATAGCTACATGATCAAAGTAATATCTACGGGATTTACTAAATAGGAAAATATATTCATGTGCTTTAGTACAACGGTCAGTAATACTCTCAGGCATAGGATTTGGTTTATGCCAAATAATATCTTGGCGCAAATACCAGCCATCAGCTTGAAGAGCAAAAGCTACTTTCCATGGAATACCTATCAAATCTTTAGGCTTTAGATTTGATTGAGCTGCATTTTGCTTTGGTAAAAATAACCCTTTTGTTTTTGGGTTTTTACCATCATTTAGCCCAGTGCGAGTCATTCCACGGCCTGAACCTGCATAACTATCACCAAGATTCAACCATAGGGTTCCATCATCATGTAGGAGCTCTCTAACCAAGCGAAATACTTCAACCATATTCTGAACGTATTCATCTACAGTGCTTTCTAAGCCTAATTGACCATCTACCCCGTAATCACGTAATCCAAAATATGGCGGGGAAGTTACACAAGTTTGAGCCTTCACCCCTTCTTGAATCATTTGTGATATCAGAGCACGGCAATCACCAAATAAAATTTTATTCACTTAATATTCCCCCACTTGCCCGCAATGATCACAGTGATCAAATTCATAGGGGTTGTATTGCCAAACGATTTTTCCGCAATTTGGGCAGTTAAATCGTGTTTGAGGGTTTTTGACTTTTCTTTTAGCTCTTTTTAAATGTTCAGGCATTTTCAAGCCTGCGCCTTGAGTCATGGTTCGTGGGTTATACAGATTAAAATCAAAAGTTCTACGCTTCGCTTTTTCAGCTAAATGAAAAGGTATAGCAATGTACTTTTCACCTAATTGACTTACCTCATCTTTGGAAAAATAAGATGCTTTTTCAAAATCAGTAGCTATATCAAAAGAGCTTTTATTTAACCAAAAGACATCATTCCCTGAATATTTACCTTGAACGAAAACCGCATAACCGAAAACACCATCAAGAATTTGAGTGTTGTTAGGTATCGTTTGGTGATCGACTTTCCATACTGCTAACGCATCAACATGATCAGCAGAAATTGGACGTTCAAATTCTCTAGCTTGATTGAATTGACGCTGGGCTTCCTCTAATGTACAAACATATGCTTGATCAATATCAGTGTGATAACCTGCAAATTGATGGCGATGAAAACTTACATTAGGTCCTACATTATCTCTGAAGCATGCGATGTAAAAACGATCTCTCATGCTTCACCTTCCTGAGCTGGTTTATACAAGCTCACTTGTTCAGCAAAAGCCCAAGCATATTGACAAAAATTGTTGAATTTAGAGTTCAGTCTATCTTTTGAATGTTCTAACACTTGCTTAGGTGTCTTAAGTGTGAATTCCTTAGATTCCTGATATGCCTTTCTTCCTACTCCAGTACCCATTAAGACGGAATTTAAACTTATATAAAGTTGCTCCTTCTCCTGTGAAAGTACTTCATTAAGAGTTTCGACAAAATTTGTACCGAAATTGGAAATGAACCATTCATCATGTCCACCAAAAATAAATGGTGGTATTGCCTTTTCACCATCTATGGATATCGCTGGATATTGTCCATGACATAAAGAGCAAACGACTAAAGCAGCAATTTTTAAATTAGGTGCTTCAAAACTGAATTTTTCTTGATGTTTACTGATTTCATAAATCATTGAGCTTCCCCCACTTCAAAACGAGAATCTAAGAAAGCTTTATTCACTAGTCCTACGTACCGTGACCAGCCAAAGTTTTCTTGCCAAAACCACCAATTGTTCTGATCATCACGCTTCCACGGTGTACTTTCAGAATCTGTATGGTTAGTTCCAAACGGCCAAACCATTTTTGACGTTTTGTCTTCATCGGTTTGAAGTTCTACGATTTGATGCGGGGCATCTTGTTTAATAAGACAGGTTGAGCACTGTTCTTCATTAAAATCAGTGCATTTGCCTGAGCAAGGATGATTTGCTAAATTACTCACGTTCATTTCTTCCAAGGTTTTGAACAGCCATGACCATTTCCTGTTGGCGCAGGAAGTGGTTTTTTATTTCCAGCTAAGTAGATCGAGCTGGACTGATTTATCACAAGCATTTGTATGCCGTGATTTTTCGGCCCGTAAAGGCACTAATTCAAAGGTATCTTCGGTATACCCGTTTTGTTTTGACCCAATAAAAACATTTCTGAGAAACTCATATTCAGTTTCAGCTTCTGAGATTTTTCTTGTGCAAATGTTTTTAATTACTTCTAGAGAGCTTTTATTAGCCATCTCACCTTCTACTTCTGAAATCTTTTTCTTACACATAGAGCGGATGAGATTTGATAGAGAATTCTTGCCCTCTAACTTGGCAATCCATTCCATCTTTGCTTTTTCTTCTAAAGATAATTTTGCTGAAGCATTTGCTAAAAGTTTTTCAGCCATACATACCTCATTACATAGATATAGAGAGAAAACCTTTAAGAAGTTTTGGATTGGACGTTTTTCTTTTCACGATTTACGAAAGCATCTAATGCCACACCTTTTTCATATCCAATATTTTTTTGGGTGTTATTTAAAATCCGAGAAACTGAACTTTGCTCAATCCCGGTTTCTTCACTTACTTGTTGTTGGGTGAACCCACGAGTGCTTGTTAAAAAAAGGATTTTTTCTTTAAGTGTCATAATTAGCTCTTACGTCTAGACCGATTTATGCAAATTATTATGCATATTTGCATTATCGTCAATGCATAAGTGAGTTATTTTACCCAAATTATGCGTTTGCGCATAAAATGGTTTCGCGGAATTACTGGTGAAATCTATGAATTACCTGAAATCGAATCTTGAATACTTGCTTAATAAACATGAAACAAATCCAAATGATCTTGAGCAAAAGAATCCAGAGATTAAGCAATCGACTGTTTTCCGCATTTTGAACGGAATTACTAAAGATCCTAGACGCTCTACATTAGAACCTATTGCTAAATGGGCAGGCGTTACTGTTAATGAATTATTTGATAAAGACTTATCTTTATTAGAAAGAAATCAAAATCAACATAATCCAGGTCCTGATAACAATAAAATTTACGATACCGAAATTCATTTATATGAAGAAGGTGACCCTATCCCTGATGGTTATGTAGCTATTGATTTCTATAGTGAAATTAAAGTTAGTGCCGGAGGTGGTTACTTGAATATAGAGCAGCAAAGCCCGCATAAATTCTTATTTCCAGTGAATGAAATTAGAAGGTATGACGTAAAACCAGACTGTGCAAAAGTCATCGTTGTGGATGGTGAAAGCATGGTGCCAGACCTTTATCCAGGTCAAAGAATATCTATTGATACATCAGCAAAAAGAATTTTTGATGGTGAAATTTATGCCTTTTTAAGAGGTGATGAATTGAAAATCAAAATGTTATTTGAATGGAATGAACAAGGTAGAGGTGGTTTTAAAGCTGTTTCTCGTAACACTGACAAAGTTAAATATCCTGATGAATACTACTCTCCAGCTCGGATTGAGGCTGAAAATGTTCAAATCATTGGTCAATATTGGTGGAAATCCGAAGGTCGCAAGGTGAGACGTTAAGTTATGAAAAATACTGAAGTTACCACTGCTGACTTGATTGGTAGACAAGCTCTTCTCACAACATTTGTTGAAGAGGTTGTAAGATCATCACCTGATATAGCTGCATCGATTCTCATGAATATAAAACAACTCACAAATGAGCATCATCCTCTTGTAACTCAAGCATTTACAATGGATCATTTTGAAAATCATGATATGGCAGGCAACATTATTAAAAATGCTTTGCATGGTTTTGACATGGAATTAGCAAGAATGCTTAAGCTTACAGTTGAAAATTTAAAGATTTAATCTATTCATTCAGTAAATTAACTTTTTAAATTAATAGTTTAATCCTCATCCCGAAAAACCGCTCTAGTAGCGGTTTTTTTATTGCCTGCTAATTAAAAAATAAAAATAATGCACATTTGCATAATGCAGTATTGCATTAAGTTATGCACTTATGCATAATAATTTCACCAACACATCTAACAGTGAATTAAATGATGACTAATTTACGCCCTACAGATTGCGATGAATTCATTAATGACATTGACGGCGGTGCATTCGCTGACCAGCTAAGTCATGCAGTTAGTAAAGTTGCTTCTGCTGCAATGGAAACTCAAAAAGTAGGCGTAATTACTATCCAACTTAAGTTCTCTAAAGGTGCTGGTCACAACAACATAACTGTAGAACATAAATTAGTTTCAAATGCCCCACTTCCTAAAGGCAAATGTGTGGAAGAGCATAGAGATAAAACACCCATGTATGTAAATACGGGTGGAGATGTATCTCTATTTGCTAAACATACTGAGCAGCTTTTTGAAGCAAAAGCTTAGAAATGAAAAAAGCCCCGAAAACTTTGGACGGCTATCAGGGCTTTTTCCTACCAATACTGTGCGTATTAAGGCGATTTATTATGAATCAGAAATACATAGGCAGTCAATCTGCCCCATCTACCCCTATTTGTTTTGTACCTGAACTAAGTGGGAATAAAACAAATAAACCGGCTACTTCTAAGCTTTATCAGCATCCATCAGCAGAGGATCTAAAGTTTAAAAAAGATAGTAAATGGCCGTATTTTTTATGCTTCCTTATATTTAGTGCATTAGCTATTGCCTTTCTTTATGCATGTGATGCAGAAGCCCAAGTGCGTGAGCAGAAGGCACAACATTGGCAACAACAATTTAACTCAGGCGAACCAGTTGAAGTCCAAGTACGAGTAGTGAAATTAGGTGGTGCACAATGAGAACTAATTTTTTACGTGGTGCGAAAAGAACACAAAATTTTGCAAATGGCCAAGCTAATCCAAAAACCCCTTTCCGTGAGTTTATTGGGAAAGATGAAGAGCGTGGTTTATACAAAGTACGTTTAGGACCTACTATTTATGCAGCAAATCACACGCTAACTCGCGTTTATACAATTGATGAAGCTGGTGAATTAATTCCTGTTTCACAATATACGTTAAATACCAAAGAATGGATTTTACGCAATTTACAAACTGAAATTAAATTTCGTAGAGGACGCGAGTTAGATCAAATTCTTCAAAAAACACACATCCCTTCCACTGATCGGAAAGCTTACAAAATGCGCCGTGGTTTTTCAGGTACACGATAGTTGGGGTCAGTTTAATGAAAGCACTAATTGTTGACACTGAAACCAATACATTAAATGGTTATCCAATCGAAATTGCTTACACGCCATTTAGCTTCGAATGCGGCCAAATTCATATTCACAAAGATCATGCATTTAGTCGGTATTTCTCTTGTCCAGAACCAATTGATATTGAAGCAATGGCTGTGCACAACATCATTGAGGCGGATATTGAAGGTCAACCAAGCTGCGAATCGTTCCGGCTACCAGAAGGTGTTGAGTTCATAGTCGGCCACAATATTGATTACGACATCAAAGCTCTCAATAAATGTGGTCCGGCAATTAAGGCAAAGACTATTTGCACTTTAGCTTTAGCTAGGGATGTCTGGCCTAATTTACCAAGTCATAAGTTGGCTGTTCTTTACTATTTCGTGATGAGCAACCGAGAAGAAGCACGAAAGCATTTAAGACATGCACATTCAGCTCGGGCGGATGTTTATTTTACTGGGATTATTCTGATAGCTCTTATTGAACGGTTGGGAATTAAAGATCTGAACTCATTATTCCTTATGTCTGAAGCAGTGCGTTTACCCAAAATAATGACATGGGGTAAACATAAAGGAACTCCGCTTAAAGAGCTTCCTAGACCATATATCTCATGGTTACTTGCCAAACAAGATTTAGATCTACATTTGCGTAAAGCACTAGAAAATATTTAAAGGTTTGAGAATATGCAAACACAATTATTCACACCAGAAACATGGGCGGAGTTTACCCAACAACTCAAAAATTCTTGGGAAAAAGATAACGCTGGTACTGATTCACCTATTTTCGTTGTTCAAGCAAAAAATATTGTCTGGGGTTTAGACCCTACACATGATTCAGTTGAAATAACGAATATTGTAGATGTAGATCAAGACTCAAAATATAAATCTGTTGAAGAATTTTTTGAATCACTTAAAGCGACTGATAAACATGATTTAAATGGCTTAGCTATTGATGAAGAAGATGAGCTATTCCTCGATGTCAAAACATCTACACAATTCAACATTTTAACTGATTGGAATTGGAACGGGCACAACGTTCATATCTGCCATGGTAAATATTTTTGGGAAGACGTTAATTGCCATCTAACACGTTCAGCAGCTGAAGCATTTATTAAACGCAAATCACATGATTATGGTGAGTTACGTGTATTTGTAAAATCACTTTATTGGTGTGATGAGTTTAAAAATCTACTGAATGCAATTATTAGTGGTGAAGTAGGTTTAACAAGTAAAGATGACGACAACATTCTAAGTGTTTTGGGTCCAATTGATTCCAAAGTAGATTCTGAATCTACACCTGTAGGGAAAACACCTAAGAAATCAAAAAAAGTAGAGACCAAAGTGGAAAACTGGACACGTTACCATAATGGTAAACCTGTTGAGCCTAGCCCTTTATCTGAACTTATAGAAAAGCTAAAGAAAACCAAATCTGCTGATGATGCTAATAGTCTCATTGAGGAAACCAAAGACTGGGCTACTGAAGATCAGAGTTTATTTAAAACCGAATTAAATAAGCATTTAGTAATTATTGCTGGTCACTCTAAAGAAAATATTTCTATTGGGGAAAAGATCAGACAAGCAAAGGACCTGACTACATTAGATGCCCTTGAAATTGATATTTCTGAAGCTGATGAACGTATTCAAGAACGTCTAATGGAGCTGGTTGTAAAAAGAAGAAAAGAACTTGAGGTCGAAGGTAACTTTTTATTGGAGTCGCCTCAATGATTCAAATTTATAACAGCAAAACTAGAACTTTTACTGTGATCGGTAAACGAATACAGGTGTTTGCGAATGTTTCTCTCTATGAAACTGAAGACCTGCTAGCTAGGGCAATCCTTAAAGATGCCATTTGGAGATTTTGAATGATGCGACACATTCCAGATTCAATGTCATTTCCTTTCACCGTTTGGATGTGTGAAAACGGATTTTATCCTTCTCACAAGAATGGATTTATTGTTTTAAAGCGTGGAAAAGAAGTCGCAAAGATTTCCATGATAGAAACAAAAAACGGCTTTCCAATGAATGATATTTGCCAAAAGAAATTTGCTTCCTTTTGTAGAGCTTGGATGAATAGAGATAAACACTTTATTGAACAATTACGTATGCGTGGTTTAGCAAGATTAAATCAACAAAGTTATCAGATGGTGGCATAAATGAAAAAATTTAAATTGACTTGGTTAGAGCGTGTTTGTGATGAAGATGGATACACCCTTTATCACGAGAATAAATCACAAATTATCGAAGCTGTAAATGAAGATAAAGCTTGTGAAATGTGGGAACAAGAAAATGAGTTCAACGAAAATCAGAATGGTCTTGATGACTGTATTGAGGTGGTTGAACATCCTCTATTTAGTAAACATTTGATAGTAACTATGCCAGATGGGCTTGACTATGGTGTACCTATTGAAGTCATTGCTCGCAACCGTGCTGAACATTATGCAAATGAATTTAATAATGACATTGCTATTAGCCTAATTGAAGACACACTGCCACTATTTGAATCGGATGTGAACGAAATACACGACTGGGCAGCAAATAATATGAACTTTTCAGACGTTAAAGATCAAACAATAATTCTCAAAAAGAAGGTCGAAAAAGTCGACTATGAGGATGCTTGGTGTAATGGCGAATGGAAAGTGGTGTAAGGTGAATGGCAATGGATTTAAGTTTAGAGCTCAAAGACTTTATAAATGCCATGAAAAGAAATGGCTGTCCAATATGGATGTTTGAAACAGATGAAGAAGGCAACTTTGAAGATATAACCATGTCTCATTCATGGTATGCATGGCAAGAAAAAGCCAAAGCTCAGGCGGTGCCATCACAAAAATTCTTTAGCCATGATTTTAATGGGGACGGCTTTAAATATCATGACTCTTTAGAAGAGGCACAAAAAGAAGCTGAATCAAGTCTCGATTGGTATAGAGATCGAGTAGCAGATGGACACCATGTAGGTGAAGATGGTGAATTTTATGAGCTATGTTACGGCGTTGTTATTGCATCGGCTGGTTATACAGTCGATGACGTTGTGAATGAAGAACATCATAAAAATGATGAGTTTAAAAACTACAAGGTGGGAACGGAAATCCTAAGTCTTCACTTAGAAACGTATAAAAGCACCTCAGGAGCTGAGGTGTGAGTGGATTTGACTTTGAACAACTTTATTTTTTAGCGATTCAAAATGCACCTAAAAAGCGTAAATCAGATACTAATTGGGTGCACGTTAGTAGATTGGGACCAGGTTCAACAAAAGCTCGGCAGATATGCGAATATTTTGGAGTAGATCCAGAAGGTACTATTTTCAGAAAAGTGGAAAATATGGAGGTCTAAATTTAATGGCAATTTACATCTCAACTCCAGAGATTTTACAAAGGTACAAAATTTCTAAAGGTACTTTAAAAAATATGCGGGAAAGGGGTTCCGACCCCTTTCCTGAGCCAATTGTTAGAGGTCATGGAAGAGCTACTAACTTATATGGTGTTAAAGCCGTAGCCTCTTGGGAAAGTAGAAATGGATATTTAGAAGCACTTGAAATTGAGCCTTTAATATCAAATCTTTCGTAG